ACACGCTCATTTTGCTTTCCAAGTTGAGGCAAGACGGTTGGTTGGTTGCAGTTCACAATGACTATCGACTTCGCGATGAGTTAAGAACGTTTTGGCTTTTCGCGAAAGGAAACGAATGTGTCAAGGGCGAGGGTAGGACGGATGAAGAAGCGCTTCAGGAAGTAGTGCGAGAGTTGGTTGCTCGTGTTTCTGAAACTGGCTGTGAAACTACCAGACTTGCATTTTCCGTGAACAAAGTTGAAAATCACGCGCCCGGGGTTATCGGGTTCCGAGGTTCAGACGATGGTACGAAGTTAATTTTGTTTTTACGTAAAAATAATCTTGACTTTTAACCGTGAATCGAGCAGACTGGGTAGAACAACCCGAGCGGGGTTTTTGACATCTGAGTATCGGAAAGATCAAAAGTCGAACCCTTGACATCCGGGTAGGATTTTTATAACATGTAACATGGGTATTTTAGAAATTTGGGTATAATAAAAAGGAATTGGGACTATGTTATTCACGCAAAAGCAGCTTGAACACAGGTTGGGAATGACAGCAATGACCATTCACAATTGGAGAAAAGGGTACGAAAATCTGCCACCTTTCCCGTGTACGATTGCCAAGCGTGGTGAGAAGGGTACTCGGGTTATATTCGACTTTTCGGAAGTGAAGAAGTGGCTTCACGCAAACCGTCCGAAGTTGGAGGAACTCCTTGAGAAAAACGAATGTAACTGCCGCAGTTGTCGGACAGGAGAAATGCCAAGAGTTGTTCTTGAGAGCGCTCCGCGCCGTGTTGCCCTTTACACGCAGGTATAGTGATACTGCGCTTGCGACAAAGATTGGAATTGGAAAGCTCGAAGACGCGATTTTCTTTTCTTTCGACTATTTGGAATCGGGCATCGTAGGGGAACTTTCCGACACCGAGACCTACGCGTTACTTGTTCAGATGTTCAAATGTTTGGATCGCTATTTGAAAGTGATTCAGGTTCCGGTAACGCTCAACACCTTTGTTTCACATTTAAACTTGCTTGGTCACGCGGTTGATCAGTCTTTTCCGTATTACGCGCAATCCGGTTTACTCCGGTTCGTAATAAATCCGAAAAATGGATTCAAGGAAGTGACTTCCGCAGTATAAACATGTAACGAAGGGTATTCGTTTTGTCTTTTTGTCAGTCTGAGTGGGGAGTGTTATCTTGCTCCCCACATTTTTAAAAAGTTCACGGTACAGGCCGTTCGATTTAGGTTATCTCACTGCTAATGAGGCGATGTAGGGTTCGAATCCCTGCCGAGTTGTAAGATTCGTAGTTTAATGGTAGAACACCATATCTAGATCATTTTTTGCTTGTACCTAAATTTATCGCGGGGTAGCCTAGTGGTTAGGTGCTTGGCCCATAACCAAGATGACACGGGTTCGAATCCCGTCCCCGCAACCATTTTAGAAGTAGAAAGTTCGGTACAGGCCGTGAGTTTTGGTTATCGTTGGTTCGACTCCAATCGAATCGAAAGATTCGTAGCTCAGTGGTAGAGCGCCCAAGACCATTTTTGCTTGTACCCAAAATTTCCGTGAGCCGTTTGGTTTGGGTTACCCTATCATTCTGGAAAATACCCAGATCGCCTTTTGCCCACGGAACGAATTTGACGTAGGCCGGATTCGCTCGGTTATCTTTCACTCGTAATGAAAACAGACCCGAGCAAAAAACTTTTGCTTACGTCTTAAATTTTATACACTGGTAGGGCTGTCCGACACTAATCGGAGCCAGCTAAAGGATCATAACCTTTCCAGTGTGCCAGTTCTTTGACAATTCGATTCACGGTACAGGCCGAGGGTTTGGGTTATCCGAATCGTAGATTCGTAGCTTAATGGTAAAGCGCCTCACTGCAAATGGGGAGAGTGTGGGTTCGAATCCCTATCCAGATTACATTTTTTGCTTGTACCTAAATTCACGGTGTAGGCCGGAAGATTTGGGTTATCCTCACCATCCTAGAGGAAGTAGCTCAGTTGGTTAGAGCGTCAACTTGCGAAAGCAAGGAGAAGGTCATTGGTTCGAATCCAATCTTCACATCCAGATCAAATATTTGCTTACACTATAATTCACGGTACAGGCCGGTTTAATTGGGTTATCAAAACGCCGTATGTCGCGGGTTCGAGTCCCGTCACTTCTTACCACTTCTTTTGACATGAGAGAAGTAATAGAGGTGTAGTTCAGTTGGTAGAACAACAGCCTAAAAAACACCCAGTTTAGTTTTTTGCTTGTACCTAATTTCAATCCGTGGGCCGGACGATTAGCGTTATCCTTGGCGATAAAAATGGCTGATCAGTAGTATTTTGCTCACGGTAAATCTCTCTCCCAACAGAGAGGCAAACCACACTGAGGGGAAGTGGTTTTGCTACACCCCTATAACCACTTCCTACAGTGTGATCATCATTAACTACCGGAGGCACGACAATGGCACGTTCATATTTGACTGAATCGCTTGATCCCAAGAAAATTCCTCAGTCCGAACCCGTTTCAAAAATCCAAGTTCCCAACTCCGCTGGTGGATTCTCTTTCCAACTGGACAAGTGGAGTCGCCTTGAACGTTTCTTGATTCTGGGCGCAGAGAGCGGAACCTATTACATCAACGAGCGTTCTCTGGTTAAAGAGAATGTTTCCTGCTTGGAAGAGTGCATCAAGGAAGATGGTGTCAAAACCGTCAACGTCATCGCCTCAATTTCTGACGATGGACGCGCTCCCAAGAATGATCCTGCGCTATTTGCGCTCGCCATGTGTTTCAAAAAGGGTGACCTGAAAACCAAGAGAGAAGCTGCAAATTCGCTTCCGTTGGTTGCTCGTATTGGTACTCACCTCTTTCATTTCGCGCAATTCATGGACGCGCTGAAAGTCGGTTGGGGGCCAGTGGTGAGACGCGCAGTTTCTGAGTGGTACATCGCTCGTGATGTAGACAAGCTCGCGTATCAGCTTGTCAAGTACCAGTCTCGCGATGGATGGTCACACCGTGACTTGATTCGTCTTTCTCACCCGAAGCCGATTGATCAGAAACAAACTCATGCTTTGGGTTGGGCGACGGGTTCTGTGCGAGGTGAATTCAACGCTCAGTATTTGCCTTCTCTGCTCGCCGCGTTTGACGAAGCGAAGACTGCAACGGCACAACGGACAATCGAATTGATCAGGGAGCACAATCTTCCCCGTGAGTGTGTCAAGACGGAATATTTGAATGACACGTCAGTGTGGGAAGCACTGCTCGAAAAGATGCCCGTGGGCGCGATGATTCGCAACCTTGGAAACATGACGAAGAACGGATTGATCGCTCCGAATTCCGAAGGTCTCCGGAAGGTCATTTCTCTTCTTGGTAACCGGGACGCGCTCAAAAAGGCACGTATTCACCCGTTGAACGTTTTTCTGGCACAAGCAACCTATAAGACGGGCCGTGGTATGAAGGGTTCGAACACTTGGACGCCCGTTATGGGGGTTCTGGACGCGCTGGAAGGCGCCTTCTACACGACTTTTGACTTGGTTGAACCGACCAATAAGCGGTACTTTTTGGGACTGGACGTGTCCGGTTCTATGGGTTCCGCGATTGGCAGTTTTCCTATCACTTGTCGTGAAGGAACTGCTCTGATGGCGATGGTGACCATGAGAACCGAGAAGATTCATTTCACTGGTGGTTTCACTGCTGGGCGTGGTGCTTCACGGTGGTCAAGTTCTGGAATTGGTTCAGGTTTTACTCCGCTGAACATTTCAGCGACACAAACCCTTGATGCCGTGGTAAAGGTGACTTCTAGCCTAGAATTTGGTGGAACTGATTGTGCTCTTCCGATGTTGTTCGCAATGGAGCACAAAATTCCTGCTGATGTCTTTGTGATCTACACAGATAGCGAGACTTGGGCAGGACACGTTCACCCTCATATCGCGCTCGAAGATTACCGTCAGAAAATGGGAATTCCCGCGAAGCTGGTAGTTGTGGGAATGACATCGAACGGTTTCACGATTGCGAATCCGAACGATGCTGGGATGCTTGATATCGCGGGATTCGACACTACTGTTCCGTCAGTTCTTGCGGACTTCGCGACTGACGGAAAAAATAAAGAAAATAAATCCGGGGAACCCCTTGAAGAATCGTCCCCGGAGTTGTAGACTTTTCTAAACTTGATGAACTGACTCGTATCCTAGTCTGAATGATGGGTGACTGATGGGTTTTCAGTCACCCAGTTTTAATTTCCCTGAAAAGCTAAAAACTTTGAACATACGAACCATTTTGGATCGAGAACGAATACATTGGCGTGATAAGGGAAAAAACTGTAGTAAGGGGAACGTCAACATCTCCTGCCCATTTTGTGGAGTTGACCCGTCAGAACATTTATCGATATCAGAAGACGGTCTTCGTGGTTATTACTGCTTCAGAAATCCTGCACAGCACTCCGGTAAGAACATCTCTTTCCTGTTTCAAAAATTAGGCATAAAAGTGGACAAGCAACTTCTTGAGGATATCAAGAAGGCTGGACTCTACGTTTCGCACACTCCGGTTCTCAAAGATAATTCTGTTTATAACCAGTGGCGATGGTTTAATCCAGCGGAAGAATCACAAGAAGCGGTTGATTATCTTTTTGACCGTCAATTTTTATTCCCGGTTGAGATTTGTAAGAAATTCAATTTGCGGGTTACTCCGGATGGACGTTGGGCAGGTAGGCTTTTGATTCCTCTGACAGTCGGTTGGACTGGACGTTCGATGCGTAAGCATATCGAACCACGATACTTTTCAGAAACGGATGAAACGGGGTTGTTCATTCACGGTAGGGGGAGAACGGCAATCATCTTTGAAGGCCCGATAGACGCGCTTCGAGTCGCGTCAGTAACCGATGAGACCACGGTAATAGGTGGACTGGGCGGAAGAATTTCGTCAACGCTTATTTATATTCTCAGGGAGAGAAATTTCCTTGACATTTATAACTGTCCGGATTCTACTGTACCATTCGATCAATCAGAATACAATCGACGGCAACTGGTGTCATACTGTACGAGTAGTAATGTGCATGCAGCAAAACTCCCGAACGGTAAAAAAGACGCGGGAGAATTGAACGAGGTTGAGGTAAGACAATGGCTGACAACGTTGGGTACGTCAAGCGAATTGTCCCTCTCCCTGCGTGGCCCGGCCCGTGGGAGAAGTGGGCGAGAAGATACTGTGTTCAAAATCTTTGGAGACTCAAAGTCGAGTTAGGGGATATTGAGGATTTGCTTTCTGTTTGCGCGATAGCGTATTTGGATACGCGTAGACGGTATGAAGGGACGATAAATTCTCAATCTCACTTCATGAGTTTGTATAAAACCACGGTCACAAACCGTTTTAACGACCTTTCCCGGAAAGACTACCAGAAGCGAGCAGTTGCAGATGGTTCTTCGACTGAAGAACCCTTGACGTATCATGAGGGGGAATTGTTGGTCACCCTAGACCAACTTTCACAGGAAACCAAGTTGGTTTTGACCCTTTTATGGAACGCGCCAGTGGAAATTTTACACACCATTGAAAAAGATTTTTCGTGTCCCGGCATTTTTTTGAAGAAAGTCGCGCTTTTCTGTGGTATACCTGTTACCAGAGCAGAGAGAATTGCTCGAAACCTACGTAAACTACTGAAAAGAGGAGAACCAATGAAAAGTGTGTATCAAGAGCTGATCGACGCGGCAAAGACTGCGCCGGGATATGTGGAACCCCGTCCGGGTGATTCCAAGGAATCAATTATCACTAACCTGCTCACCAAAATCGGTGATGTAGCAGAAGACGTTTGGAAGGGACTGAGCGCGCCAGCAATTGTCTGGTACAATGCCGCCGCGGAAGTCTTCAACGCGAACGCCAAAGTTCAGAATCCCGATGAGATGAAACCGATTCCGGAAATCCCCGGATATCAGGCACCAGTGGTGGTTGCTCCGCCTACTGCGGAAAAGCCTGCTAAGGTAAAGAAGGAAAAGGTTGCAAAAGCTCCGAAGGAACCGAAAGCACCGAAGCCGCCCAAAGTTGCAAAGGTCAAGGCGCCGCCGGCTGAAGGCGAGGATGACACCCCGGATCGTCCGAAAGAATCCCGTCCCGGAGTCACCCTTGTTATCCGTGAAATGCTCGTGGTCAACCCGAACGTCTCAGTCGCAGATGTCGCGGCAGAGTTGAAAAATCAGGGTTTTCAGACTGAGCATCAGAGCGGCATCGTCACCGAGCGTCACATCATTCGCTCCGCCGTCCGCCTGGCAATGAAGAACGGTCTCTGGAACGGAATCGCGGTTGTGGAAGATGAGAGAAAACCCCGCGCTCCGCGCAAGGTGACTTCGAACGAAACCGCTCCAACCGGAACCGAAACTGAAACCGCGACTGTCGCGGAAACCGAAACCGCTACCGTCACTGAGCCGGCCGCGCCCGTACCCGCACCTGAAACTCAGGTGGAGCAGGGTGTATAACTAACCCAGCAGTACACACAAAAAGTTAAGGGGTAGAGATAATTCTCTACCCTCTTTTTGTGTATATACTTGTAGTCACGAGTTGGTGTGGGAACCTGTCGATGCGCCAATTTAGAAACCTAGTCAACCAACAATTCGGCAGACTAACCGCTGTAAAATCTGTTGGAAAGACTAGGCGTGGTAATTATGTATGGTTTTGTAGGTGTGAGTGTGGTACAGGAATAGAAGTAAGAAGCGGCAGTCTTACTAGTGGTAATACAAAAAGTTGTGGTTGCCTAAGTAGAAATAGAAAGAGAAGAATAACTCACGGCCTTTCCCGCACGTCAGAGTATCGGTGCTGGTTAAACATGCTTGAGAGGTGTTCGAATCCTACTTATAAAAACTATAAACACTACGGCGGACGTGGAATCAAAGTTTGTGACCGATGGCTGAATTCTTTTGAGAACTTTATTTCAGACATGGGAATGAAACCATCTCCAGAACTTTCAATTGAAAGAATGGATAACAACGGTAACTATGAGCCTACTAACTGCAAGTGGGCCACAAAAAAAGAACAGCGGAACAATCAGAAAAGACTCGTGGTTAAAAGATGAAAATTCATACCGATGATGTCGCGAAAATAAAACCGAGCAGAGAAGAGGCACTACGCGCTGTCAGAACCGTGATTGCCTTTCTCGGTGATGACCCGGATAGGGAAGGTCTCATCAAGACCCCGGAACGGGTTTTAAACGCGTGGGAGAGTGACTGGGGAGTTGGTTTATCATCAGTGTACGTAAAAGAACAGGAAGAATCTATTCGCAACGGTGTGTTCGATGACGGGGGAGAACACTATGACGCGATGATCATGCTGCGACGAATTCATTTTGTTAGTCACTGCGAACATCATATGGCGATGTTCACTGGCACGGCGGATGTTGCATACATCCCAAGTCCGCAAGGGAAGATAATCGGGCTATCCAAAATTGCAAGGGTGGTAGAACTGTTTTCGCGCCGTCTTCAAGTACAGGAACGGCTCACGACTCAGATTGCGGATTTTATCATGGATGAGTGTAACGCAGTTGGTGTAGGGGTTGTGGTTCGAGCAATTCATACCTGTATGCTTACCCGTGGAATTCGTCAACCGGAAGTTGAAACGATAACTTCTGCGCTCCGTGGTGAATTATTCAGTGATCCCAGTGCTCGGTCTGAGTTTTTCAACTTGGTTACTAAGTGAGCAAGATACCTGTATGACTGACGAAGAAAAAACCATTAAGGAAAATGTTCGATTCGGCCAAAGAATACAGGTAAGGAAAAACGCTCCTTTCTTTAGAGAACATTTTGCTTACATTGCTTACATTGGTGAGTCCGGAGTTTCTGTCTACTTAGAAGATTCCTCATTCGATGATTGCATTCCTTTGAAGTGGGATGAGTTTCTTCTAGTGTGAGGTTTTTATGTGCAGTATATTCGGTGCTTTTGGTTCTGACATTGATCTAAAAGTCCTGCAAAGTATCCGTGTGAATGCTGGAGACAGAGGCAGAGACGGTGGTCAAATGGAGATGTATCTCACCTTCGATGATCGTAAATGTTTTCTTGGTAACTGGCGAGCAACTCCTACCACGGAAGTACAAAGCGGAAGACTTCAACCGTATGATGGCATCGTTCACAATGGCACGATTGCGAATGACAAAGACATCGGCGGTTTACCCGGTGAAATAGACTCTGAAGTTCTCCCACGGGTGATAGATCGCACTGACGTGTACACCGTCGCTACAAGTCTCGCGAAGATAAAAGGTTCTTATGCTCTCGCTATTGTTAATGATAAGACTTGTTTTCTCGCCGCGAATTACAAACCGATTTACTATTACATCAAAGGCGGAACGGTTTACTTCTCTTCGATGGCTAGGCACTTTAAAAGTATTGTGCTTCGTGGAACCGCTCCGGTGAAGGTGGAACCGTATTCTGTCCTAGACCTTCGTACATTTGAAAGCTGCCCACTTAAACGGATTTACAATAACCGTGCCATTGTTATAGCTTCAGGTGGACTAGATTCGACGGTAGTCGCGTCTTACCTGAAATCAAGAGGCATGGAAATAACACTTGTCCATTACCGTTACGGTTGTGTCGCGGAGATGAACGAGGCGACACGTATTCCACAAATAGCACAAGCTCTCGGTTGCGACTTCCGTATTTTTGATCTTCCCTATACCGATATGGCAGGTGACTCACCGTTGCTTGATTGTAAGCGATACATTGAAGGTGCGATACCCGGAGCAGAGTTTGCCTATGAGTGGGTTCCTGCTCGTAATCTAGTCATGCTAGCTCATGCTACCGCCTTTGCTGAGGCGAATGACTATCACACAATCGCGCTCGGTAATAACTTGGAAGAAGCGGGTGCCTATCCTGACAACGAAGAAGAGTTCACGGGTTTATTCAACGAGCTATTGTCAAACGCAGTTCGAGATGGATTCAAACTTAATCTAGTCTCTCCCGTGGGCAACCTCATGAAACATGAAATAGTCGCGCTTGGTCACAAACTGAATACACCGTTTGGGTTGACGTGGTCATGTTATCGAGACGGTGAAATCTCCTGTGGTGAGTGTGGGCCGGACTTCATGCGAAGAACTGCGTTTGAGCGAAATGGTCTGAGTGATCCACTTGAATATAAGGCACCGTTGAAAAGAACGAAGGAGCAAAATGAGAAAGCTACTACGTGAGATTTGGCAGCAGATAGTTTGGATTCACGAAGATATAATCGATGTCATAAACAGTGCTTTGAACGAAATGTTCTAAAGGAATTGTGATGAAAAAAATAGCATACTATGCGAATCTGCTCAAAGGTAAGCTACAAATATTGAGCAGAGAACTACTAAGTTTGAGAAAGTTGTTGCGACCATTCAACAAGTTGTTGTCATCTGTAGGTGGGTTGCTACGTGCACTACTACGTGCTACAAAATATAACGCGATGGCTTCATAGCTATGACTCCAAAAATCAAGCTCATACTGGATTCCGGTGCCTTCTCTGCCTATACACGCAAGAAGACGATTAACATCAAAGAGTACGCAGACTTCATCCTTGCGAACCGGGATGTAATCGATAAGGCAGTAAACCTTGATGTGATATCTCCGGATGACCCGGAAGGCGCGGCAAAATCCAGTTGGGATAACTATTGCTATCTTCGTGACCGTGGAATCGATGTCCTGCCCGTTTATCACTCGCGTGAGAATTTGAAGTGGTTGGACAAAATACTTGAGGTGACCAACTACATTGGACTAGGCGCGAGTTCATTGCGTCATGCTCAAGAAGCGGGTGGTTGGTATGATCTAGTTTTTAATTATGCGACGGATATAAAGGGGAGACCAATAGCTGACTTTCATGTCTTTGGTGACACCACGCCCAATACCCTGATTCGATATCCTTGGAAAAGTGCTGATAGTAACACCGCGATTCGACTTTCTCGGGGTGGTGGATGTATGTTACTATCACCGACTGAGAACCACTTTGCACATAACTACGAGTTCAATACGAACAAACATAGACAGGGTTCCAATGTAATTCGTCAGGAAACGGATGACCTTCTTAAACGGGGTGCTTTTGACGATATCCTTCGTCGTCACGGACTCAACCCAAAAGTGATAGGGAAAACCCTTTCAAAAAATGAATCTATCCTTTTGCGTAGCTTCGTGAATTGTTCCTACCTACTTGAGCTACGGATGATTGCTGCGAATACTACAACGTTTAAGCGGACTACGAATTTACTGGATATCAAGGCGAAGAAGGAAGGTAAGGAACGTATAGGCCCGCCTGACATTTACTTTATTTCTGTCCCAAACACATTCAAGACAGACTTGACGGTGTACGCGCACATTAAAGGCGCAGATCATCTTCTATTGAGCTATTTCTATTTGTGCAAAGATGCACCCCGCTGGCAGATAGCCCGGAGTTTTGTTTTTGACCCGGTGGGGACGTGTGAGAAGGTTCCCGATTTTTCACCGATGTATAATTTTTTGGCAGAAAATCTTTTAGAGGTTGCTAAATGATCAAGGCAGGGATGTTGTCCGATGCAAGTAAAATCGCGAACCTAATCGCGAATCCCACTTCGCTTACTCCTACTTATAAGAGCATGGAGATATGTGCTGATGAGGATTTAGGCGACGGTCAAAAAGCCAGCACTATTTTGGTGAATAGTGACTACGGTAATTTGGAGCTTCTCTTACCGGACATGGGTATTACCCAGTCCTGCTTGATCGATGCTACTCAGATATCCGCAGTCGCGGATTCTCTTCCCAAAGACAAAGACATCGAATTCACGCCCAAAGAAGGTGCCGTCGCGTGGAAATGTGGTGACGCTCGGGGCCAGTGGACTAACATCGCTCACGATAAAAGTCTGAACCGGGTTACTCATGCGGATTTTCCGTGGAAACCACCACAAGACTTCGCTCGTGCTCTTAGACTCGCAGCATCAGCGTGTCAAGCAGCTACGGTGTCAGTCGGGTTGTACGGTGTAGTGCTTGAACCCAACGGAATTAACCTTGCTTTGATGTCATCCAATTCTACCGCACTTGCCTATGTTGAAGTAGTGAAGGGGAACTATCCTGCACAACTGATTACCCTTCGTCCACCAACACCGACATGTATCGCGGCGTTGATTGAGAAATGTCCGAATTGCATGATGGACTTCACGAGCGAAGGTGTGTTCATTCGCGGAGACTGGTTACTTGCGCACCTTCCGCTTGGTCAAAGTTTGGAGCATAACTTGAATGACACGTTCGACAAGTATAAGTCTTCGAGTGAGGTGATCAAAATCAATTCAGATGCTATTAGACGGTTTCTTATCAGAGCACGGGCGCTATCTGAGAGACGTGTGGCGCGCTCACTGAACGTAAGACTTCGGGTAGACAGTGGTAAGCTTGTGCTTGAACACAGCTCGATGGCTGCGTCTTCTGAGGAATACTTTCTCGCGAGTGGTATCGACTCTACAAAGAGCTATGCAACCGTGGAACTTCCGGTTGAAATGTTGTTAGTCCCGCTTGAACATGTACAGGAAGCGATTCTTGATTATCTTCCTGAAAACGTCATGGTCATGAGAGGGAAGAACCCGGACTTTAAGTTCATATTAGGTGGTGCCTGATGTCGGATGAAAATCGTTTTGGTACACCGTGGATCGTGGATCATGATGGCCCGTCCCGCCCGATTATTTTGACGAAAAATCCGATAGGCGACGATAATCATATGCTGACTATCGACGGGTTTAGTAACGGCAGGTGGGGTTCGTTTGCTGACGAAGAAGAGTTGACTAAGATGGTGGTTAACGCGGTTAACACGGTTAGTTCTAATAAACCAATGCTTCCTGTGGGCGTGTCGGTTCTTTTGGTCAATGAGAAAGAAGGCACCGTACTTTTAGGTAAAAGGGCTAGTAGTATCCCCGCAGGCGATATGTGGTCTACTCCCGGTGGCAGGATTGAGGTTAATGAAAACATGTATCAGTGTGCCCTGAGAGAATTTAAGGAAGAGACGGGCGCGGAGCTGGTTTTAGGTAATCTTCATGTCGTTGGTTTCAAAGAGCACTTTCGATATGGTATGCACTACATCATGTTCTACATTCGGGCATCTGTATACGAAGGTGAAATCAAAAACACTCAGCCGGATAAATGTGAAGGTTGGCAATGGTGGAAGTTCGAGAATATCGTCTTGGATCATTGCACCGAACCGGAAGATATTCTTAGGCAGCTAATGGTTTAAGTATGAGTGTTCCATGCAAAATGGGCTGCGTGGGCGAATGTAAATGGCCAACAGGTCATAAGTTTATTATTGCCCAAACGACTGTCCCTGAGCTTTATGGGTTGTGGTATCCAAACACGGTGTGGCCATTGGTAGGAACCTTTGATGAAGTGGTAGTAATGTTGTCGGAAGCTTTGAAGTGGGTAAACTTGAAGTGGGTAAGAATATGACCCATTTCGGTTCCATGTCTGAATCCGAGGGTGAATTTAGTAAGCAGGACACGACTGTTCGACACTGCTCTAAATGTAATGAAGAGAAAACGTTCAAGGTTCAGACGTGGGAATCAAATGATGGTGCCTACGAAGATTACAAGTACACGTGTCTGACTTGCGGATACGTATTTTGGATTGACGGGATTGATTCATGAGCACAAAAATTTACGGCGCCTATCATGTGAAGAATACCAACGGTATACAGTTGTGGCCTTTTCTTCGTGACTTGAAAAAGCGGGCAGATAAATCCTGTCATGACAAACTAGTTCAAGTGATTGAAGAACTAATGGCATCGGTAAATCCTGAGAGTGACGCTTATATCGAAGATGATGACCGTAGTGATACAGCGAAGCGTCTACAAATCGCTCATGATTGCCTCACGAAAGAGTACGAGAAGCAGGCGAATTCACATCGTAGAAATCCATTCTATCTTGATGTCACTATAAGCATTCATGAGAACAATGATCAGTATTATTTGATTGCTTATTGTGACTTCGCGAGTCTCATGAGTGGTTCTCTTGACTTCATGAACGAGATGGAAGAGCTTGAAGATTTTCATTATCAAAATTCAACCGACAAACCAGATGAAATTTCTGAAGAAGACTGGGAGAACCGGGAGAAGGTTTGGGACGAAATCTATAAGGCTGGTTGGATGATGCAACTAACGTTGGACATTGTTACTAACACTGGCTTCTTTCGCATTGATCCATATTTTGAATTGTGTGAAAAGTATAAGTCTAAAATTGAAGAAGAAAGAAAAAAGGAGTAGCTAAATGGCGGTGGATAGACAAGGAATGATACAACGAACGGGCGATAAGCAGAACTTGTTTCATGTGATTGACTCATCCGGCGAAGACTACTTTGTCGCGGCGGAGAACTTTGGTGACGCAGAAAAGAAGTTCAAGGCATGGGAGAGAACTCAGTTTGATAACCTCGCGCCGGATGAATTGATTGAAGACCCTCAAGCGATCATGGCAGCAGGTTATTTGATTACCGTTCCGGGTGAACCGGGCAATGAACCGGAACCGGAAGATGATAAAGTAGTCTTGGAACCTATGCCTAATCTTGTGAGGGAACGTGGGTAGTGTTTGGCTCACTAATTAAGTTTTCTGGCTGTGACGCTTGTACACTTAAAAAAGAGTGGAATTTTCTTTCGAATCCCCGGATGCCTGTAAGTTATCCCCAAGAAAAATCTGAAGTAAGAATTTTGGTGATAGGTGAGGCACCGGGTGAGAACGAGGACAAACAAGGTATACCGTTTGTCGGTCTCACAGGTCAGTTTTTACGTGAGTGTATACCGCCTCAGTGGCGTAAGAAACTTTACTGGACAAATTCCGCTCGGTGTAGACCGCCCAAAAATCGAACTCCGGAAGTTCAGGAACTACTCTGCTGCTCAAAGTACTTAGAAGAAGACTTAGCTAAGATTCAACCTCACGTCATACTCGGCGTAGGTAGTGTCCCTCTTTCATATTTTCTTCCTGAGCATAACATTACTCAGATGAGAGGAACACCGTTTCCGATTACTTTGAATAATGGGCTTACTTGTTGGTACTATCCTATTTTTCATCCGTCCTATGTCATGCAGTCTGGTGGGAAAGATGAAAAAGAAAATGCCATAGTTCCGACATTCAAGTCGGATATCCGTCGCCTATTCAGCAAGCTGGATTTTTACTCTCAACGTCCTGTAGTAGAACCGCTCCCAAAAAAGATTCACTTCCCGAAAACAAAAAATGAAGCATGGCACCTGTTTAATAGTTTGGTACGTTCGCCTGCCATAGATATTGAGACATTCAAAAAGAAGCCGTATCTGCGTGATGCCCGTATTCTAACCGCGTCTTTCAGTGACGGATACACTACTTTCGCGTTTCCTGTCGGTTGGCCCGGACTCATAGACAATTGGGGGGAAGAATTTTTAGTCGAAGCTATTCAAAAGTGCGAGTTTTGGATAGCTCACTCAGCCCCGTTTGAACTAGTGTGGTTGTGGTACAAGACTCAAAATCCACGGATGGCCTTTGAAGATACGATGGCTATAGGAAGGTATTACCACGAGCGATACGGTATACTTTCACTTGAAGATCAATCTATAGTACATTTAGGCAGGAATTTTAAGACTGGATTCCAAGCTGAGGATGGTGACAGTAAGCGTTTGCTTGAATACCCGTTGGAAAAAGCGCTCACCTATAACGCTTTGGACTCTTATCCTACCGCGCTTCTTTACTACAAAAACCTTCTACCATCCGGACAAGAAGTAAACTATAAGCGAACACTTGAGACCATTCGTTCTACCGTGGCTATGGAGCTAATGGGATTGCCCGTAAACCTCGAAGCTAGTGTCGCGATGAAGCAACATCTAGCAGCAAAGATGGATGACTACGAATCTAAAGCTAAAGGAATTTCTGAAGTAATCAGCTATGAGAAAAAAGAAGGTAAGAAATTCGCTATTTCAGCACCGCTTGATGTCGCAGAAGTACTTGCTAACTACTGCGGTTTTAAACTTCCGGTTACAGAGAAATCGAAGCAATTTTCCACGGATGCAGGTGACCTCGAAAAGTTCGCGGGAGAGCATCCGTTAGTCGATTTGACATTAGACTGGCGTGAAGTATCGAAGTTGCTTTCTACTTATGTATTACCTATTCTTAAAGGTGAGCTACTGGGAATAGACGGTCTTCTACATGCGGCGTACACCGTAGTATTGACCAAAACTGGACGATTATCTTCCGAAGACCCGAACATTCAAAATTTCCCTAAGCGGAAGCATAGCGAGATAAGAAAGCAGATAGTTGCGCCATTCGGGATGGTGATGGTTGCTTATGACTACGGTCAACTTGAAGCGCGTACTCTGGTGATGGCGAGTGGCGACAAACGGTTCAAGAAAGCTATTTTGCTTAAAGAAGACCTTCACTCAAAATGGCGTGATCGAATTATTCAAGTTTACCCGCCATACCTTGACCGTCTCAGGAGTAAGACGGGTGAGACTGAGCTAGAAAAGATTTTAAAGTCTGGCAGGGATATCATCAAGTCTGACTTTGTCTTTGCGTCACTATACGGTTCAGTGGTAGAATCAGTTGCGAAACGTACCATGCTTCCACTTGAAGTAGCTCGTAAAGTACAGGGTGAGCTATGGGAAGAATATTCAGAAGCGAAGTTGTGGATAAATGAATGCTTCAAGGGATATCAACAGACGGGTAAAGTGATTACCCTTACGGATAGGATTCGCGATACAGTATGTCCCGGCAACGAACCAGTCAACACCGTGATTCAAGGAACCGCCGCAGACATAGTGTTTGAAGCTCAAAACGCTTTGTTCAACTTAGCTATGGAGCTAAACGACCCTTGTTACGTGCCTAGAGTTAATATTCACGATGATTTAATTTTCTTCCTTCCCGACAATGATGAGTTGTTAGATCAGTATATACCTAAGATCGGACATGAGATTGTCAAAGTACGCTTTCCATTTATCACCGTGCCTTTAATGACTGAATGTCGCGTAGGCTATGACTGGGATGACTTAGAAAAAGTGACGTTGTTCACCGGACAATACTATAGCGATGGTGTGTTAGTTTCGTAGGAATGAAATGGGACGATTCAACGATTTAACTGGCAAACAGTTTGAGAGACTAACCGCTCTGAGACCTACCGGAGTTAATAATTGTGGAAGTCACATCTGGTCTTGTCTTTGTAGCTGTGGAAAAGAAATTGAAGTGCTAGGTATTAGTCTAACTAGCGGAAATACTAGAAGTTGTGGATGTCTTAAAAAAGAAAAACCCGCATTTACAAAACATGGGTTATGGAAGACGCGAGAATACGATGTTTGGAAAACCATGAAGCAGCGTTGTTTGAATCCTAAAAATAATGGCTACAAATATTATGGTGGACGTGGGATTCAGGTTTGTGAACGCTGGCTAAATTCTTTTGAGAATTTCATTTCTGATATGGGCATGAGACCTGCCCCAGAACTTTCCATTGAAAGAATCGACAATGACGGTAACTACGAACCCGGAAATTGTAGATGGGCAACTCAGAAAGAACAAGCACATAACAGAAGACCTGTTAGAAGAAGGGTTATACCCGCTAGAGTAGTTTTGATTCATAAGGAATATTAGTTAATTAAATGAGTGTATACGTAGACCCAATTGCAAAATGGGGTGGAAGTGATACTTTCCACTGGAAAAGCTCATGTCATATGTATGCTGATACGTTGGCAGAGCTTCACAAAATGGCAATTTCTATTGGACTGAAGCGAGAATGGTTTCAGGACAAAAAGATGCCTCACTATGATTTGGTTCCAGCGAAACGTGTGCTTGCGGTTAGAAAAGGTGCTATCGAACAAGACTTTCAACAGGCTGTCGTTACTTGGCGGGATAGGGGTTGGCTATGAGAATGTGTGAGATAAAAGATTGTACTTGCGAAGAATCACGTGAGAAGTGGTTCCACAAAGTTATCTTGTCCGGAACCCGTGTCATCCGTTCCGGGTTTAGAATCAGACTCAGAGTTTGTTGTTTTCACGCGAAGATGGACGATGTGATCCTATCGCCATGAACTAGGAGTTACTATGGAATGCTTGGATAAAGGTCATCTATACCGAGTCGAAGGTTATGACGGTGGCGAACCGCAGACAATTCGTTTTCTGAAACGGGTTGGCGAAGGCTATCCGGGTAATGAAGAACCATCGTATGGCGGGACTAACTGCCAAGACGTAATCAGAGTGTTGATTGACCGGGTAGAATATCTTGATGGTCAGATTCCTTGTGATGAGAATAAACTGATTATCAAGTCACTTGCAAACGCGTTCTGGCAGTTTGAGAAGCGAGCAGCGGCGCGTCACGGTATCGACTTTCCGTACTCGATTTTCCATCCTGATGACGCCTACAGATTCCCTGTCCAAGAAGACGGTCACATCTACACGCAGTCACCTATCTTTCAAGCTCTGATTAAAGAAGCTGAGTTTCAACCTTGGAAATGGGATTCTGATGCCGAAAAAGGAAAAGAGAAAACATAATGTCGCTACCGTTGATAACCAAGTACCGTCCCATTGACTTCGATGAAATTTACGGTAACAAAGAAGCTATTGCGTCTTTGAAGGAAATAGTTTCCAGTGATGATCGCCAACATTCTTATTTGTTCACCGGGCCAACCGGAGTGGGAAAGACAACCCTCGCTCGTATTATAGCGGGTAAGGTAGATGCGTCTATATTGGAGATAGACGCGGCGTCTCATTCAGGTGTGGATGACATTCGCGGTTTGGTGGAGATGGCGACGTTTCAGCCTATCACGGTACAAAAGAATCGGATGTACATCATTGATGAGTGCCAAGCTTTGTCGAAGCAGGCGTGGCAAGCTTTGTTGAAACTTTTGGAAGACCCGCCGAAATATTTGTTCATTGCTCTCTGTACCACGGAAACCAGTAAAGTTCCGGATACGATCAAGACAAGATGTCACCCGTGTACACTAAAAGCAGTCGATGTAAACGACCTTTCCAGACTTTTGGAAGATGTGTGTTCAATTGAGGGATGGACGGTTGTAGATGACGTTTTTAACGCGATTGTGGTCGCGTCATCCGGGAGTCCACGGAGAGCTTTGGGTATTCTTCAAGCAGGACATTCAGTCGCGACTCGCGATGAACTTTCAAAGATCATTGTCGGTGTGGATGTAGACAGCACGGCTGTGATTGTGTTGTGTAAGTATCTCATGGCAGGTGGCAAAGACTGGAAACAGATTCAGGTTCAGCTCGCGGAACTTGCGGACGATGAGGAAGCAATCTATCAGGCCATGAGATATCTAGCGACTTCCGCCATGAAGTCAGAAAAAGAAGAAGTAGCTAAGAGATACTGGGATTTGTTGGAAGCTTTCTTAGCTAGTGAGAGTACAGAACTTAGATCGAGAATTATGTCCGCAGTTGGTAAAATTTTGTGGTGGAAGTGATTTTCGGAGTATATACTTTCAGAGGTATTTATAGTTGGGGATTGAAGTCCGGCGCGCTAGTCCCGACGCCGTAGACCTATCGTGAAGTAAGGAAAGTTAAGTGAATCACGAGAGTGGTTTGCTGAACGGAGAATGGGAAGACTGCTCATGCGGGTAGTGTGAGTGGTTAGATACCTCACCGGCTTCACGGTAAAATAATGGGTACATCGGGATCGGTAGTCCCGTTTAATCAGACGTGATATGTACCTTCGGGAAGTGAGGTGGCTACCATATGACTTCAATCTCCTTCAATCTCCTACTATGAGTACTGACAACGATTTTATAGAACCGTTTTTTGACACTCAGAGGTATCGATGGCTACGTGTTAAGTTGAACATTGATTTTCTGCGTATCGATGACGAACTTGCGGAAATCGGTATGTTAATTCAAGAAGCAGGGGAACGTGCGTGTTCTGCGATTGAAGCACGTGATGCTGCAAAAGATGAGTTAGAACGGGTGAAAGCGAAAGTAGCTGATGATCTTCGTAAACCTATAATTGAGCCGGAGAGTAAACCGGAATATAGATCGGAGGCGAGAATAGCATCTGAACTTCCTTTAGATGACCGTATACTACAAGCTCAAACTATACTGGGGAAAGCGAAGTTTGACGCCTCACTTTGGGAGAAGCTTACTAGTAATCTTATTACGAAATCTTCTTCAATCCGTGCTGCAGCGGACTTAGTTCAAGCGGGATTTTTGACACCGAGCTTCGTCTTGGATAAGAGACGTAGAGAGTTACGGCAACGTCCGGTTAATCAGTCAGGTGAGACAAGCGGGTAGGTTATGTCTTCTTTTTTACATTTGGGTGACGTTTGGCATTTCTTCGTAATAATAATTAGCTTTGTTTTTCTGTTTTGGGTGGGGCCGAGATTAGCTTCCGCCGCATTCTTTAAGAGTAAAAAGGAGTTTGAAGATGGTAAACGGAACTAGTCGGTTCCAGTACAGAGCACGTTCTACTACTGCTTGGGAAAAGAGAGCAGATCAGCAAGCAGGTGCGTTCATAGGTTTCGTTAAAGATCAGTACAAGCAACTTGAAGTCAGTGACGATAACTATGGAAGAATCTTACCGCCCACATGGACAGACCCGGTTCCGGAACATTACGGGTTGGACATCTGGGTTCACTTCAGTGTCGGCCCGCTCAACGCGACTGTTTTGTGTCCTCTAAAAATGAGGATGAAGCCATGTCCTATCTGTCATGACAGACAGCTCAAAGAAGAGTCAGGCCGTGAAGATGTCAGTGAGTTGAAACCAAAGCGTCGTGTTTTGGTTTGGTGGTTAGATCGCAAGAATGAATCCCTTGGCGCGCAATATGTTGCTTTACCGTGGACTCTTGATCGTGATATCGCGGTAGTTTGCCAAGACCCCGGCACGGGCGAGCTGTACTACATCGATGACCCGTACAATGGGTACAATGTTTTCTTCAAGCGTGAAGGAAAGGGACTGAATACCAAGTACATCGGTATCCAGCTTGACCGTAAACCGTCAGAAGTTTCTGATGCTGTTTTGAATTACATTATCGAGAATCCGCTTCCAGAAATTCTTCTGTGGAGAGATTACAACGAGTTGAAAGACTTGTACTCTGGCGCAGAAGCTGCGGCACCACCAGTAGGAACTGGCCAACCCGAGAGACCCTTACAGACTCAGTTCGCGCCTCAAGGTCAACCTGTACAGGAGCAACCCGCGGCACCTCAGCCGGCACCTGTGGTTCGCCAGCGTGTCGCGATACAACCACGTCCTGAGGCAGCTCCCGCTCCTACTCCTGCTCCAGCACCCGTGGCAGTGAGACCTATGCCCGCTCCCGCTCCACGACCTGCTCCACCACCGCCACCGCCACCGCAACAAATGGAGATGGCTGGATTCTGTCCAAAGACACTTGTCTTTGAAGGCAACCGTCTCGGATGTGGGTATGAACCTCATGATGATTCAGTCGAATGTAACTTCGTCAGAAACCTTGGCCCAGTTGCAGTGAGAGGTAATGGAGGCGCGAGTCCCGCTGCTGTGGCTGCTCAAGCTGGTTCTCCTGCTGAAACGAGAGCGAGTGGACTTAGAGCACGCTTCGGAAGCAAATAACTGAAAATCGAAAGGTGATCTATCGCATCCCATAGGTCACCTTTTAGATTTTTTGGGGAGTACCAATGCAACAGCAAGAGACCGAATTTTTTTCTTCTGGCTCAACGCTTTTGAATTGTGCGCTTGGTGGTGGTTGGGCACGTAGACGTGTATTTAACATAGTGGGCGATAAGAGTACGGGCAAGACTCTTATTGCGATTGAAAGCTTCGCTAACTTCGTTCAATCAGTTCCTAAACCACGGATGAGATACGGTGAAGCAGAAGCCGCTTTGGATGAAATCTTTGCATCCAACTTAGGTCTACCGATGGAAGTAGAAAGGCCAGAAAAGAGACTGGACACGGTAGAAGAATTTCATCAGGACTTGAAGGTATTTCAAAATAGTTTGAAGGAAGGCGAGTCTGGGTTGTACATCCTCGACTCTCTTGATTCTTTGAGTTCCGACGCCGAGAAAGAAGACAAAGATGCCTACGGTGCTGGTAAGGCAAAAGAGATGTCTGCTTTCTTTCGTGATATCGTTCGTGAGAATGAGTTATTGGATTGTTCTCTTGGGATTATCTCTCAGATTCGTGATCGGTTGAACGTTCAATTCGGAGAGCGATATACCCGTTCTGGTGGTCACGCGCTCGACTTCTACTCTTCTCAAATTCTATGGTTAGCTGAAACTGGAAAGATTGAGAAGACAGTTTTTAACTTGAAGCGAGCGATAGGTGTCAACATTGAAGCTAAGGTTAAAAAATCGAAGGTAGGATTACCTCTTCGCAAGGTAGAATTCCCTGTCATTTTTAACTATGGTATCGATGACGAAAAAAGCATGATTAACTTTCTCAGTGACATCGGCGTTCTTTCCGCGAAGAAGAAAAAAGCGAAAGTCAAAAAAGGTGGTAAGGAAGTAAAAGAGGAAGCGGAAGAAGAAGAGGAAGATGATACTGCTGATCCTAAAGATAACAGACCAAAGGCTAGAGACATTATCGCTAGGGTAGAAAAGGGACGTGAGGATCGTAACTGGAATGACTTAGCTTTATTGAGGGTTGAACTTCGTAATTCTACAAAAAATGCGTGGAAAGAAATTGAAGATCGCATCGCTCCGCCTATTCGTAAGTACGATGTTCAGAATCAAATTACACCGATGAAAGTACCAGCTAAACCAGTACCAGTTAGAGCCGCTACTCCTACTCCTGCCCCGGCCCCTGCCCCGGCTCCAGTCAAGAGAGTGACAATTGCAGCGAGACCACCCGTTAGCGAATTGGTGGAAACCAAAAAGTAAGTAGCTTATGCCTAAAAGCACAGGCCCGCCAAAAGGTGCGGGTTTTGAGTTAGAAGTCGGTCGCCTTTTAAGTCGTTGGATAACCTCTAAAGAGCGGGATGACCTATTCGCTCGCTGTGGTGGTTCTGGTGGTACTTATACTCAATACCTCAAAAAAGGTAAGTCAAAAAAAGCTCAACCGGGAGATTTAGTCGCCGTTCGTTCAGAAGGATTTGAGATGACATCCCGGTTCATGATCGAATGTAAATTTTGGAAAAACTTGGGGTTTGCGGACTTGCTGCTTGGACTAGGCCCGTGTTTCGAAGAGATGTCAAAGGCCATGAGACTTGCCCGGTCATCCGGTAAGTTTTGGATGTATGTAATAAAGCAGAATAATTGTCCGATTGTTTTGCTTATGCCTACCGACGCTTTTTGTGTAGCTATACCGGATAGTATTCGCCACACTAAGATATTTAATGGAACTGTTTACTTGATGCGCTTCAGAGAGTTTATGGATTCTATGACGGTGGAGAATTTCTTTTCTATTACCAATAAGCAAACTACCTTTACTCAAAGAGTGCCCCTTGTAATCCAAGAGAGGAATACAAGATGAGCGCGCCACGAGTTCAATTAGTTCGTCCCGGTTCCGATACCCCACGGGGGTTAATGGTAAAAGAGCTTATATCTCAGGAAATTTCTATTGAGATTTGGAAGGATAAGTATCGCAACGAAGAGGAACCAACTATAGCTGATTCTCAGATTCGTGTGATCAAAGGGGTGTACGAAAAAGACCTGAATTCACGGGCGAGACTTGACGCCATGGAAGCCTTGGAGAACATGGAATGGCTTCCCGGTGGACGGATAAATGCAGGTGCTGGAACCAATAAGAGAGTCACGCTTATTAACTGCTTCGTCTCGGATACTATTCATGATTCTATGGAAGGTATCATGCAGGCACTAACTATCGCAGCTTTGACTCAACAGCAGGGTGGTGGCATAGGAATGGATTTTAGCACCCTCAGACCGTGTGGCGCGATAGTTCGACGGACTGGTTCTGTTAGTACTGGGCCGCTTCCTTTCATGGATATGTGGAATTCCATGTGTGGAACAATCAAGTCATCGGGCGCGAGACGTGGAGCCATGATGGGCGTGATGTCTGATTGGCATCCGGATATCATGAAGTTCATTGTGGCAAAGCGTGAAGAGAAACGGTTGACCAATTTTAACGTGTCCGTGTTGGTGTCTGACGCTTTGATGGATGCGGTCAAACGTGGGCTGGACTGGGAACTTGGATTTAGTCAACCGCTTGCTGATCCTTCAAAAACAGTCGAAGTGAAAGAGCGTGATGGACGCCCGTGGTATGTTTACGAAAGGTTTCCTGCAAAGAAGTTGTGGGATTCTATCATTTCAAATACATACGACTGGGCGGAACCCGGAGTCATCTTCATTGATCGTATTAACCAGTTGAACAATCTAAACTACTGTGAAGTCATACGTGCGACGAATCCGTGTGGAGAACAACCACTACCGCCTAACGGGGATTGCAACCTTGGACACGTAAACTTAGCGGGAATGGTGATGAAGCCATTTACCAATGATGCTGAGTGGAACCGGAAGAGAGTCGAAGAAGTTACCCGGATAGGTGTTCGCTTCCTTGATAACGTGCTCGACGTGTCAAACTTTCCCACGGAAGAACAAAGACAGGAAGCATTGAACAAGAGAAGGACTGGGCTAGGATACACTGCTATCGCTAATCTCATGCAGCAGATGAAAATCAAGTACGGTAGCCGGAAGTCTACCGACCTGACTTCTGAAATTACCCAGGCGATTGCATTAGCTGCCTATAGCACGTCTTGTGATCTTGCGAAGGAACGTGGGCCGTTTCCTTTTTACAACAAAGATAAGTTTCTTTCCGCGCCATTCATTAAGAAATTACCTTCATGGTTGAAAGACAAGATAGCACAATACGGTGTGCGTAACGGAGTCTTGTTGACTATCGCGCCTGTTGGTACAGGTTCAGTTCTCTATGGGAATCTTAGTAGCGGTATTGAACCGACTATCTTTCATGTGTCTGATCGGAAGGTGCTAAATCCGGATGGTTCATTCAGGAAATTCGAGCGAATTGAAGAATACGGCTATAAGCTATTTAAGCACTACCATCCCGGAGTAGAAGAGGTTGAAGGTCAGCCCGTTAATCTTCCGTCTTACATGGTCACCGCGAATGATCTTTCGGTGGAAGAGCATTTGAAAGTTCAAGCTGCTGCTCAGAAGTGGATTGATAGCTCAATCTCAAAAACTATCAACTGCCCAAAAGATATCACCTACCAAGATTTTGAGAAGGTATACTTGCAGGCATGGGACATGGGTTTGAAGGGGTGTACTACCTATCGGCCCTCAGATGTGAGGGGCGCAGTTATTACCGCGTCAGGTACGGAAAAAACCAATGGTAGCAACGGTCATGGTGAGATTTTAATTCCCCCGCGCCCAGAGTCGCTTGAATCGAAGACTTACAAGGTGAAATGGCCACAAGCTCCGGATGCTTTTTACATTACTATTTCTGACATCGTGGAAGAAGGTAAGAAAAGGCCATTTGAGATTTTCATTAATTCAAAATCAGTCAAACATCAAGAGTGGATTACCGCGCTCACACGTTGTATCTCAGCTATATTTCGTCGTGGTGGTGATGTGACTTTCATCGTGGAAGAGTTGATGCAAGTCTACAGTATCAACGAAGGTTGCTGGGTGGATCAGGAGTATACTCCTTCACTTGTCGCCCGCATCGGTAAGGTGATCAAACAACACATGGCAGACAGTGGAGAAGGTTTTATTAGTATTCCTATTAGTGCAATTGCAGAGGCTACTGCGGTAACTCAGGTTTTAGACGGCTTGGGTGAATTCTGTAATCAGTGTGGGAATCCAACTGTCTACAAGCAGGAAGGTTGTCGGGTGTGTCGGAACTGTGGGTTTTCCACATGTGATTGAGTGGTATATGTTTTTGTGAAGAGAAGATCAATGATTTTATTTGCTCGACTTTTGAATCTACTGACGGACTCTGTTTTTTACTGTCATGCCATGCCGTTAATGCCTATAACACGTGAAGACTTAGAGCTAGTCGCGTGGGAAGTTCGTGAAATTTCGAAAGAAATGGGGTTAAAAGAAGACTATGGGTTTAGGTTCGGCGAAAGGTAAAAAGCTAGTAGTTGAGTTTCCCCTTTCTGGAAATGATCTTGACCAAGGGGATTTAGAACTTTTCAAAGATGAATGCGACGCTGATGGCGCGGTCATTACATTGTTCGTTGAGCGAGCAATTGGAGAAACTGGAGAGGAAGCTAAACTATCACGGTCATTTTCAATTGGCGGTGAATACTTCTTAGTTAGTATTCAAGAGGTGCCGGAATGAGCGACGGTACGAGTGACACTAACGGTAATGGAAACGGTGACGGTCACATTGAACCTGACAAGAAGCAACGGCACTCTATAATTCAATCTCATCCAATGGGTGAAGAACTAGAAAAGCTCATAGATGAAATTATCAAACCAAAAAAAGTTGGTAAGTCTCGTTTTCTCGCAGCACTTTTGACCAACTATAGTGTTGCAAAAAGGTATAACAAACGATGACTGGACTTCTCACGGGTGATTGGCATTTGACGGATAATCCAGTTGAGGAATATCGGTGGGATACCTTTGACTTAGTGGAGAAGATTGCTATTCAGTACCACGTTTCTCATATCTACCTGCTCGGTGACATATTCGATAGGAAAGATCGTCATAGCAAGGAACTGGTGAATGAAGGTACAGCTTCTTTGGGAAAGTTGCAGGTAAACACTGACGCGGATATTTTGATCACTATGGGAAACCACGATAAACCTATCAGCGGGGTTCCCTATTGGTCATTTCTGAATGGGTTGATGCCTAGGGTTAGATACATAACTGAGCCGGAGATGATTGGAAACGTTCTCTTGTTGCCATTTTCATCGAACCCGGTTGAAGAGTGGAAAGGTCTACCGTTCTCCAACGTCAAGATGATTCTTATGCACCAGACGGTAGAAGGTTCTTTGTCTGCTGAAGGTAGACCTATTCCGTCTTCCGATACCATGCCAGTCTTTCCTCAGGGTATCCCGATTTATTCCGGGGATGTTCACCGTCCACAAAGAGTCATGGGAGTTGAATACATCGGTGTTCCTCATCCGGTTCGCTTCAATGAAACGTGGCCCAACCGTGTTCTAGTGGTAGATGACAAAGACTTCAGCAAGTTCATATCTATTCCTTTGTTGACTACTCACAGAGCGATCTTGGACATTGATAGTTCTACTGATCTTAGCACTATTCAAACTAATCCGGGGGATCAGGTTCGAATTCGGTATAAGTTGAATAGTGAAAAGATGACACAATGGCCAGTTGAAGAAGAAGCGTGTAGACAGTGGGCGATGGACAGGAGTATATTTCTCGCGTCTCTTGAAGGTGTCTTCACGGAAGACATAGGCATATCCAAAGATAAATCTACCGCTGAGTCTTCCGGTATTGAGTTGATGAGTTCCGAGGATGTTCTGCAAATGTTCTGCAAGGAAGAAAATCTAGCTCAGGAAATAATTGATGTAGGCATGGATATATTGAAGAGCGTGAGGAAGTAGAATGTCTTATTGTAAATTTGAAGATAAGAACAACGTGATTCACATGCCTGAGTTGTATTTAGGGCCTGCTCCGGGGTTTGATGGTGAAATGGTGGCTGCACAACTTAATGAATTTCTACTTTGCATGAGAAGAGGTATTCGTGTCCATTTGGAATGGTACTACAAAGTAGTATCTGAGGTTAGTATAGATGCTATATGGGCAGAAGAACCTACCAATAAATTTGATGGTAGATTGCAGAAGCTCGAAGATGAGTTTCGTCTACATCCAGAAATTGATGCTATTTTGATGGGAGCGGAAGCTCTAAATCAGTTTCTTTCAAGGTTGGTGCAAAATACTCAACCGAACATAGGTTCATCTGTTAATTCTATCAGATCACGCATGTCGGATATAACTTATCGTAATCCTAATAGGCTTTATCATGTTTACCAGAGACCAATTCAATCTAAACTAGTTCAGCTTGTAAGTTGGAAGGGTTAAAGGAGTATACAAAGAATGTCATCAGCTACACAAGCGAAGTTTATAGAGTACCCTCAGGAAATTCATCCGGAGAGATTGATCGCTGTCAAATTTTTGGAAGAGAATCACTACCGGGGAAAGACAGTTCTCGATATCGGTTGTGGATTGAAAAAGACCGTCCCAGAAATTATCGGCGTGGATATCAGACCCGTGTCTGATGTGGTTTGCAGTGGGGACATGATTCAGTTTCCGAACAATAGCGTAGACTTGATTATATCTCGCCATTCCTTTGAGCACATGCTTAATCCAGTTAAAACTTTGTGGGAGTGGATTCGTGTGTTGAAGACGAACGGCGGAATATGTTTGGTTTTGCCTGATCATGAGAAGATCAATACCATGCTTCCTATGTATACCGGGCCGAACTACGCGCATCTTCACGCCTACACCAGAGAAACCTTCGCAGACTTAATCGCATTGTTCCCGAAGCTGAGAGTTTCGGATTACGGTACGGTCATCCCGGATTGGAGCTTCTACTTTATTCTAGTTAAGGAATTCTGATGCTTGCTATAACTATTCATTCGGTTGTCATCCACAACTTTCGTTCATTCGTTGACGAAGAGTTAGTTTTCCCGTTGACTGATGGACTGAAGTTTCTGGGCGGCGATAACCGGGTGGAACCGAGACTGGGCGCGAACGCTGCGGGTAAGACCACCTTGCTCGACGCGATTCACTGGTGTTTTTTTGGAGTAGGCATCAAGGGAACTAGAACTTCGGATTTAATTTCATGGGGTGCAAAAAAGGCAGAAGTGACCGTGAAGTTACTGCGTGGTGATGAGACTTACGATATCACTCGTTTTGGCCCGCCTACTAAAGTCAAGCTTAATGGTGAGTTGGTCGAGCAGGTTGTCATCAACCGTCTATTAGGACTCACCATGTTACGGTTCGCTCATTCTGTTTTGTTTGGACAGGGAGAAGAGTTATTCCCAGACCTTGACGGGCCGAAGCGTGCGGAACTATTCGATCAAGTGCTTGACCTATCGGTTTGGGTGAATTGTCTGGACGCCGCGTCTTCCCAGATCACTAAGCTGGAAAACCAAGTCAATGAGTATAAGCAAGACATTTCTTTTCTCAATGGAAGTCTCGCGCAATTACCTACCGATGAGCAACTTCAAAAAGAAATAGCTAACTGGGAAGTAACCCGCCAAAATTCGATAGTACAGCTTGAAGAAAGTCTTTCTTCTTGGGATATTAAAAATGCTCAGAATATTTCTGAGTTGGAACAACGAGCGAGTGAGTGGAAAGTGACTCAAAATAAGAAGGGGGAAGGACTCGCGGCGCAGTTGGAAAAACTTGAGGTTGAACATACTTCTATAGTCACTGCTCGTCAGAGAACTTTAGACCGTAATAGCGGAGCGAAGGTCAGTAGCAACGGAAACCTTGCGAGAGACTTGTCAGACTGGGAAGTGAAGGGTTACCGGATAGAAGCTGCAATAAAACAGGTAAGGGATCAGCTTAGGTTCTGGGAAAAGAACAATACCTGTCCGACTTGTGGACAGATTATCACCGATGAACTGAAGCGAGAGAAAGAACAACAAGCGTTTTCTGTGATTACCAAACAAGAGGGATTGGAGAAGGAAGCACGTGAAAAGATTGCTCAGTTTCGAACAGCGACAGTTGCGGCTGATAAAGCAGAGAAAGAACAAATCAAAGCGAGAGCAGAGCAAGAGTCTATTGAGCGAGACCTATCCCGTCTCCAAAAACAGATGGCAGGAATTGAGGAGCAGGCTACTCTTCTACTTGCAGAGATTGAGGATGATAATAACCCCTACAATTCTCAAATAGCTTCGTTGAAGAAAACGGTTAATCCATTCTATCTGCAAATATCACAGGAGCGGGAGAAGATAAATCCTTATGTAGCGAAATTAGAGTCTGTCCGTAGGGAACGAATTGAAGCTGAGCTAAAGCTAGAGACAATTGTGAATGAAAGTAAGAGTGTAGAGGGAAAGATACTTGCGATTGACTATTGGCATAAGCATGGTTTCAAACGGATACGTCTCTTCTTTGTGCAACGGATACTAACCGCTTTGGAGATTGAAATCGCAGGTGCCATTTCTGCATCGGGGTTGGTGGGTTGGGGAGTTACACTCGCGACTGAATCAGAAACCAAGTCTGGTACGGTCAAACTTGGTGTAGCAATTAAAGTCAAGTCACCGACATCAGAAGGCCCGTGGGAAGGGTGGTCGGGTGGAGAGTCTCAACGGTTGAGGATCGCACTTGCCAAAGGTGTCGCGGGTCTGATACAAAGGGCTGCGGGTGTTTTTTGGACTCAAGAATTTTTAGACGAACCTACAAGCTGGCTATCTTCGGAAGGTATCGAAGACTTACTAGAATCGCTGCGCTATCGTGCCGAGATATTGAACAAGCAAATTTGGATTGCAGACCATCGGGCTCTTACTTTCTCCGGCTTTAGCGAAATCTTTGTAGTTCGGAAAGACGTTGATGGTAGCAAGGTTCTTCGGGTAGCAGGGATGGCGAATTGATTCAACTATTTGCTATTCGATTGAAGGGGACGGAAGATTATCTACCTGCGCTTCCTGTCAGGCGTAAGCATGGTTATAGTTTCACCGTTCCTATGTCGATGAGTAAGAACATGCCACGATGGTTCACAGATCGTGAATCTGCGGAGCGTGCTTTGACTTCGTGGTTGCAGGGTGAACACGTGGTTCATAGAAAATTTGGTGTTAGCTATTTTGGTGATGATGAGTCTGAAGAGTACGCAGTCAAAACCCGGAAACCAGAACGTAAGCGCGAGCTAATGGAGATAGTTGCGTTTGATCTAACTGAAGTTGAAGAGCGGGAACCTGTACCATGTTTGAATTGTGCTCAAAGGCAGGAAAATCACCGTGACGGGAAATATTGTTTCCCCGAGAATTTTTATTTTATGTATACTCCTGTGAACCATGAAATACATTCAAGAGTTGGTCGATGACAAGTCGGAAGCGATCTTTAGGTTTGAAGGGAAGTGGGACTTCCTATCAAATTTTTATATCGATCCTTTTGATGGCTATTGTGCCGAGATGGACTATCAGTCTCGCAAGGCCATGAACGAAGTTGATCGAGAAAGAATTCTCACTCAATTTGATCCGCGTGAGGCCAAGAAGATAGGTAACAAGATACGTTGCAGGCCCGACTGGGAGTCGATAAGGGTTGATGAGATGGAGAAGGTCATCGACAGGAAGTTCTCTTCATTAGTCATGCAAAAGCTGTTACTGACGACTTTAAATCGGATACTGATTGAGGGTAACTGGTGGCATGATGTCTTCTGGGGAATTTGTACCGGGAGTGGACGAACCAAAAAATGTCACGGTAAGCACGAACCATTTGGAAATAACCACTTGGGAATTGCTCTGATGAAAAAGCGAACATACTTAGAGCAGATACCCGATAGAGTTTGGTTGCTCAAATGATGAGGACAGAGAGAGACTGCGTTTACTTATCTTCGGTTATGGCTGAACTGAATGAGACGCAAGCTTTTCTACTCTTGGGTTTGCTTTTAGGCACGTATACGAAACATCCCGACGCTTTATTTTGGGATGTCATGATCGATTTTTCGAAGAATCATCTTCACGCTAACAGAATAATAAAACCATAGGAGATTAGTCATGGCAACTTCTTCACTGGAAATTGGTACTGGCTGGCTTCACGCGATGGATAAAACCGGGGATACCAAAGTCATGTGGGATCGTAGCAAACCGGATGAGGTCGCAACCGCTCGTGAGATGTATGACAAGCTCAGGAAAAAAGGTTACCGTGGTTATTCGGTGACCGGGAAAGATGGGGAGAAGGGAACCGTCTTGAATGAGTTTGACCCGAGCGCAGAACGTATCATCATGGCGCTTCCGGTAGTTGGGGGTTAGTCATGACGATGACTATGAATGGCACAGGCGTGACTAACTGTGACGCTTGGTTTATGTGGAATGACGTGTACGTCAATCAGACGGCTACTACTATTACCACGTATCCGAATAACCTTGTTTGGGCGAATTGGTACGCGAATTCCATTGGTACTGGTGATGATCAACTTGCCATGCAGCAAAAAGCGAGGGAGCAAGAAGCGAGTTGGTACGGTACTGGTACTGGCTGTGTGACTTATTGCTGGAGAGTTTGGAATGCAGACTACCAAGTTAAAACTGAGGTAATTACTCAGGAAGCAATTGAACTTGCTCGCCAACGTGCCGCGGAGCTAGAGAAGAAGAAAAAAGACGCTTTGGATAATGCTGAAGCTCTGCTTTTCCTTTGTCTCACCGCGACTCAAAAAGCACAGTACAAGGAACACGGCTACTTTGAAACGGTAGTCAATGATCGTATCTTTCGCATAACCAAAGGTTGGGCAGGAAACGTCCATGAGTACAAGGACGGTAAGAAGATCAAAAGCTATTGTATTCATCCGATGGAAGATGTGCCATTGCAGGATAACATGCTCACGCAAAAACTATTGCTTGAGACACAACTAGACGTGTTTTTGAGAACTGCGAACATGACTACATACAACTAATTTTTGGGGAGAATAGAATAGGAGAGAGCAGTGAGCATTAATAATATTGACGTGGAACCGGAGACAGACATGGAGCGGGAAGAGAGACTTAGTAGCGCAATTGTTATACATCCTGAGTATAAATTGCGCGATGGTCTGCCACCGTTACCTGTCCGTATTCAGCGACTTCCTATAGACGAACGTGGTTACCCGGTGCCATGGTTCGTCTCATGGGTGAATGGGAAGCCAGAGTTTCGGGCGATGGACGGGAGAAAGCTAAAACGAGCGGTTGAAGAGTCCCGGTGCTGGGTGTGTGGTGATTTACTGGGAAAGTTCAAAACGTTCGTTATAGGGCCAATGTGTGCGATTAATCGCATATCCTCTGAGCCGTCATCTCACTTTGACTGCGCTGAATTTTCCACCAAAGCTTGCCCGTTTTTGACCAAACCTCAGATGGTTCGCAGAGAGAATGACCTGCCGGAAGGAATTAAAGACCCGGTTGGTGTTGGCGTAAGACGGAACCCCGGTGTCACCCTGCTGTGGACTACCTATAGCTTTACTATTAAACGGGTAGACGGCGGAGTTCTTTTTGAGATTGGAGAACCTACTCGTGTTCTCTGTTACCGTGAAGGTCGCCTCGCGACTAAACGTGAGATTGAGGAAAGCATCGTGTCCGGTTTACCACTTCTTGAGGACTACGCGGCTATCGATGGTGGTAACGCGATGATAGAACTTAAATCGAAGACCAAAGACGCGTATAAACTTTTAGGGTTGACCTGATGAAACCTGTGCGCACTACCATAACCAGACTACACGATATATCGTGTGGCCATCGGGTATTTGGTCATGAGGGTGCCTGCTCTCGCCTTCATGGACATAACTATCGTGTGAAGATGGTGTGCGCGTCATTGAATAACAAGTTAGACGATGTTGGCCGAGTGATTGATTTTTCCGAAATTAAAGATCGTCTTTGTAAGTGGTTGGATGACTGTTGGGATCATCGCTTTTTGGTATGGTGCGATGACCCGCTTGCTTTGAAGCTTCAGTCTCTTGATCACACGGTAGTTGTCGTTCCGTTTAACCCTACAGCAGAGAATTTGGCAATGCATCTTGTAAAGGTGGTCGCACCAGAAAGATTTGTCGGAACAGGAGTCGAGCTAGTCGCGTGTGAAGTTCAAGAGACGCGTAAGTGTTCGGCGTGGTACACGATATGATGGACGAAAAAACTTTTAGGAAAATTCAGACTCAGCTCGAAGTAGTTGAGGAAGAACTTGACCGTCTCACCGAATGGGAGCGGGAAGAATTCATCCCCAGTATTTCAGATCAGTTCACCCGGAACGGTACGTTGACGGTGCCTCAGCAGGATAAGCTGCAACAGATATATGACAAGGTTGCTTGATGGATTATCCTCAATATTGCCCGACTTGTGGCGGTGAGCATAACAATCCAAAGTTCATGCCGGACTATGGTGCAATGGGGCAGGGATTCGGGGAAGTTCACGGTTCAACTTGTACAGACAAATTTCACGATAGGCGCGACAATGACTAAAGCAGAAGCGGAACGCCTTGTTCTTCTAGTTGAAGAAATGGGTGAGTCGATACAAGCTGCAAGTAAAATCCTGCGCCACGGGTATGAATCTAGTGGTTACGATAACCGTGGTGAGCTTGAAAAGGAACTTGGGCATGTACTTTTTTCAATCGGCCTATTGGATTTGAGCAATGACATTAATCTCGATAGGATAGTTAAGCATAAGAACGAAAAGGCAGATACTATCGCGCCTTATTTGCATCATCAAGGTTGAGTCATGAAATTCGTGGAGTTCATGGATTTAATAGGGTTGTTCTTCCCGAGGAAACGCAATGATATACGCGATGGAAGTGCTCAATAATTTTGACGGTGATAAAAGCATTCAACTCGATCCGGACACCGACGAAGGTAAACAGAAAATCGCGGAGTTATTTCATAGCCTGCTTCTACAGGGTACGGCTGTATTCTTTGAGCGTGGTAACGAAACGTACAAGGTCAAGGGATATGACCCGAAGGAATACAAGTTGCGTATCGAAGTTCCCGCGAAGCGCGGACGGAAGAGAAAAGTTGTAGCGGTTCATCCTCAACAACAAAGAGACAGAGTTACCGCAGTTGCTCCGCGCTCAGGTGGATAGGAAGGTCAATTATGGATGTAGATACATCTAACGCTCAGTTAGTGGGTGTGAATGCCGGGGACATTGTCATTCTAGTACCAAAGCGAAGAATGACGAAGGATGAAGCTATAGCTCACGCAGCTTGGTTGATCGCCTTAGCTGATCCACATAAAGAAAAGTTTGATGACGTTCTTCAAGCGATATTGAATTCGTAGTTATGACAAACGGACATCCAATTCATGAACCGATACCACCTCACAAAGAGATAACCCATGAGCAACTATGTCGGGGATTATCCAGATGGGCGGAATCTCAGGGATGGCCTTTCGGTTGTCCGATACCATCCATTGGCGCAGTTAAATGTCGTCTAGTCATAGCTAAACGTGCTCCGTTCGGTGACCGTGAAGTTCCTATTCTTTCCATGCCAGAACTACTTGGTGAGATTCCTATCCGGGAGATAAAAGAAGAAGCAGACAGGAAAGCTAATCCGAATTTGAAATTAATAAATTCGTGGTATCAAACCAATGGTATACTTGTCGGGATCATTCAAGATGACGATGGAAAAAGGTTCGCCTGTCAACTAAGTCATCCTATTTTGGAGCGACTACCTAGATTAATTGAAACCGCAGCTTGTAGGTATGGTGCGGTAACAGCCCGAGCAGAAGCAAGAGCAATGATGAATCTAGCTGATCGTTTGTCCGAAGTACAAGCAGACAGTTACGTTCTCAATGGTTCTTTTGTTGAAACTAGCAAAAGAAGTAAAGTCAAATACATTTTTCGTAAAGGTTATCCTACTATTGCGATGGTGCAAAAGGGTGAGCTTATGCAGTTTCTAGCCGCGCTTTGTATGCACCCTTTAGCTTACTACGAAAACACTCATTGTGGCGCGATGACACCGTCAGATGACGTACTCGCTCACTTGTTGTTCATGAGAGCGGACGAACATGGATTTTGGAAAAACAGTAACCAGCATCCACTTTGGGATACCCGGAGCGGGATATAAGAGGGAACATGGACATCTACCCGGTAGCTGAGTGCTTCGATAGTCTGCAAGGTGAAGGTGTTTACGCCGGACAAAGGCAATTCTTCATCAGGTTGGCGGGTTGTTCGGTTGGGAAACCGTTTCCGAAAGAACGGTACAGTGTAAATAGCGAAGGTTCTAAAGCACTCCCGATATACACGGAGCAGTGTACAACTTGGGATGGTAGAAAATTCGAGTGCGATACTGACTATCGCGTGAAGCAACATTTGAGTGTGGAAGAGTTGGTTGCACTGGTGCCTGAGGATTGTTACAACGTTTGTCTGACTGGTGGGGAACCGTTCATTCACGATTTGGTTCCGTTGGTCTACGCGCTTTGGATGAAGCAAATAAAAACCCACATTGAAACATCGGGAACCCGTCATCTGAATGATGCATTTCCCAGTAGTAACAATGACCACGTTGAAAGAGACGTGTGGATTACCGTTAGTCCTAAGCTAAACGTTCTCGATGGAATGTTGAGACGAGCGGATGAAATCAAGTTGCTGGTGGACGTGAACTTCCCAGTGAAGAATGATCTTCTGAAAAAACTTGCTAACAAGAAGAATGTATTCTTGCAGCCGATAAACCATGAGAACACCGTGGACTCGCGCAACCTGAAAGTTTGCCACGAGCTTTTGAAAAATTATCCTGACTGGAAACTATCCATTCAGTTGCACAAGGTGATGGGAATTCGATGACTAATTAAGCGGTAGAAAGGTTTGGGTGCCTTATCATAAGCGTTGGAGCTTTAGAGGAAGGTGTACTGACTCTACTGGTTCATTCCAAAGAAAATGCCTCTCTAATAGCGATGAAAGTAGAGCCCGCTCTATTTACTAACCGTGTAAACCAACTCATAGCGAAAACAGCGTTAGCCTACCTAAAAGAATACCGTGAGCCACCCGGTAATCAAATGGAGTATCTTCTCGAAATGGAGTTGATACGAGGCGACGATGGTAAACTTCTCCGTCAAACTTTAGAGATACTAGACAAGCAAAAAGATCAAATTCAACCCGCATTCATACTTAATCAGCTTACCCGTTTTGTCGAAATCCAGTCACTCTCATCTTCCCTGCAAAGTGCAATAGAATCGTTAGGCAGGGGAGAACTAGAAGACGCAAGAAAAGCAATCTATAGCTCGGCAGTTCCAGAAGTTGAATCATCCGGTATATGGCTACATGACCCGAAGAAAATGCTTTCGTGGTTGGATGATGAACAAGAAGAGTTTTTCTCATCCGGGATTGGAGTACTTGATAGAGCGAAGGTGACACCAGCCCGGAAGACTTTAGTCTTCATGATCGCCGCGGCGAAGAAGGGAAAAACTTGGTGGCTGGTTCAGGTTGGAAAAAGCAATTTATTGTATCGGCACACCGTCCTGCATATCACTCTTGAAGTCAGTGAAAAAGTAGTTGCTAGACGGTATGTTCAATCGATGTTTTCGCTCACAAAGAGTCAGGCGCGAGAAATCAAGGTTCCGTATTTCCAGAAGACAGAAACCGGAACCGCGATAGACTTTCAGACCTTCCAACGGGAAGGTGTTCCCAGTAGACGCAAAGAGGTCTCAGAACGTCTCGCGTCGATGAAAGGTCGTTACCCCCGTCTACTCATCAAGGAATTCCCTACAGGGGCGTTAACGACTGAGCAATTGGATATGTACCTTGATCAGTTGGACAAGACAGAAAACTTCAGGCCAGACGTAATAATTCTTGATTATCCGGACTTGATGAAAATTGATTCTGCTCAAATGAGAATCGATACCGGGAGACAGTTTCGTGATCTTCGCGGAATAGCAGTGAAGAGAAATTCTGCAATGGTCGCGGTCACTCAGGGAAACCGGGAAGCGGATACAGCGAAGGTAGTCGATAAGAGGAACGTTGCTGAAGACTGGAGCAAGATTGGTACGGCTGACGCGGTCTACACGTATAGTCAGACGGAAGCGGAAAAAGCATTAGGACTCGCCCGGTTCTTTGTCGCAGCAGGCCGAGATGAGGTGGACAGGTTCATGGTGCTTATATCCCAGTCTTACGACATAGGACAATTTTGCATCGATTCAATTATGATGTCCGCTGACATTCGTCAGCAGTTGGAAGGTGGAGCACCCAAAGAAGTTGAGTGACGTTTGCCGGCGTCACGTTTGTCAGCGTCAGCGATCGCTCGTTCCAATCCGTTAGCTACGTTGTGATATGTCGCGCAGCGGACGGAATGAGTGATACCTGTTTTGTAGACTTCATACCAGTTGGGTGCTCTTTGCAGCACCCAGTGTGTGGCATTTTCGTAAGCGATTTGGGATTCGTTATACATTAATTTCTCCGTGGTGACCACCCTTTACAGGGTGACCACCTTTGAGGGCCGTTTGAAGAATCCGAATTTCGAATCGTCTTTTGAAGGTTCCACGGTTGCCATGAAGGAAAGTCTTGCACCTTTGTCAACGTTTGAACCCGAAGGGCGAGTTCCCCAGACTTTGAAACCGGAGTCATCTACCACGAGCATCTTAGTACAAGGCCCGTAGAACCCGTCCTGAACCTTCACAGTGAGCACCGTTCCGGTGATGGTCACCTTACCAGTCGGAACCGGGGCCGCGGCGTCAGTTGCGGCTTTCTGAGCGGCTTCACGTTCTGCCCGAGTGTCGATTTTTTCCAGAAGCACTTTCAGGAAGTTTGTGGCCTTAGGTGAGATTGAACCGTATTTCACCAGTTTGCCGACGATATCCGCGATGGTTCTTTCCTCATACTGGTATCCACCACGGTCACTGGCGTTGTAGATGTCGTAGCAACTGAGCAACCCGGATTCCTCAAGAGTCGCCTGCGCTTTTTTCTTGCCAGTCATGAATTCGATACCGTTGCGAACCCCAGTCCGGAAAAGATTCATGTTCCCGATGGACAAGTCCATTTTCTCCGCACAGTCGGAACCCGTCACGATATAGGTGTTTGTTTTCTCGTGGTAGAATTTGCAGGTATAGGTGACGTTGACACAACCACAAACGTGACAGACTCCACCGTGTTCATGCTGACTGTATTTTCCACCCGTCATTTTCATATGTTCTTGAAACCGGGCACGTTCAGATGACACCGTCATAATCGCGCCTAGGTCACTTGAACCCAGATAATCGAATGACACAAACGTGTAATCTTCAGGAGTGATCGCTGATGGGCGGTGGATATCGGTTCTAAGTAAGTTCGTCATGAGTTAATAATATCAATAGTGCTCATTCAAGTCAAGGAAATTATATAAAAAAAGGAGCGGAAACCCCGGATGGTTCCGCTCCTGCCCGGTTTCCCGAGTCTTTAAACTTTACGCGCTCTTTTCCAGTTGAGCAATCCGCGCCTTCAGTTCGTCATATGTGGGCGTCCGATTGGTATGGACGAACCCTTTGTCCCATTTCCCGATGTGCATGTGGGCGTAGAAACCAACGTGGAAGTGATCAGTCTGGATATCGCTCTTGTCAAAGTTCCCGGTATTCAGGGCGTCTTTGATCTTCAGCAGCGTTTTCAGAACTTCGCCCTGATACTGATTTTCGAGGTAATACTCGTTGAGCTGGATGTAATTGCGGTCACCCTTCCATTGTTCCGCTTGCGCGTGAAGTCCGATGAGGTCAACCGGGGCCGACATGATGGCGATGGTGATTGAAGAGTGATGTTGCACCGTCAGAGAGTACTTCCAATCTTTCGGAACAACCTTGTCCAGTTCCGCCTTGATGATCGCCTTTTTTTCTTGATTCATGAATGCCATTTTGTGTTCCCCCTATGTCACTTATTATATATAACCCGGTGCCGATGTCAAGAGTTATTAGGCGGCTTTTAAAACTCCGCCTTTGGATATGATAACCGCCTTGATGGATTCCAGTTCGGCCAGCAGTTCTGGGGTTTCACCGTGGTCGGACATTTCGTTTTCTATTCCGCACATGTCGTAACACTCGGCACAAAGACCAACGTTTTCGTTGTCGCCACGTCCGGTGGAGCGCGTCATGCGTTTGCAAACGCCACAGGGATAACAACCGCTTCTCTTTTCAAAACCGCTTCTTTTTGTCGTCTTCATGTTAATAAGTATATATAATCTGGAGACAATGTCAAGAGTTATTTGAGCACTATTTAGCGGGATACCAGAACAAGTCGAACCAGTCGGTCACATCGTCCCAAGCGAACCCGGAGAAGTCTTTACCGGACAGGAGCGCTTGTTCTTTCCACTGTTGCATGTCCAGTGTATGCAGTTTGACGAAGTTAGCGATTTTGAAGTTCGATGGTGGTGGGTTTTCCATTAGTTACTCCAAGAGAATCGGAAAGTGGAGAATTCTTCCTTTTTTATCAGGCACTTAGAGTTGTCTTCAAACGTCACGGCACAGTAGTCCGGGCCTGTCGCGGTCACTGTTAACTCTGCTCCACTGGGAGTGACCCATTTTTGCCCAGCTTTAACCGCCGTTTTGTTTTTTCCTTTTTTGTTCATTCCCTTTGTCATATCTCTATTATATATACTACGGTTGGGATGTCAAGCAAAAAAGAAAAGGAACGGAACCCCCCGATTCCGTCCCCGCTCGGTTTCCCGAGTCTTTAAAATTTGAGGTAACCCCTTTATTTTGAGGCTTTTACCATTGCTTTCAGTTCCAACTTCACTCGTTTCGCGACTTCACCCTTCCAAGATGAAGCGTTGGACAGGAAGTACAGAACCACTGACTGACCCGAGTCGGCGAAATAATTTTCGCTCACTGAGTTCAAAGAATCCATGGCGTCCAAGTAAGGAGCGGCTGCGTAGTTGACTTTCTTCCAATCTTTTCTTATTTCGGCGACGACTTCAGGTAAAGTTCTCGGCATCTTTGTTTCCCCCTATGTTTTAAATAATAGACTAAGCAGAAAATTTTGTCAACAGTTTTTTATATATAATCGTGATTTTTGATAAAATGCTGTCCCGGTAACCTGTTGATAACAAAGGTGATAAATAGGTATTGACATTACCCAAAATTTTATATATGATAGTAGTATGAATAAAGGTCTCACAAGAAAACAATTCATGACTGAGGTCTCCCGGTATCCCGGAGTGAGTTTAGACCTTGAGTCTGAAAATGACGGCGATACCCTTATACTGGATTCAGCCGCTGGTAAGATATTCGCCGCGAATGATTGTCATTGTTTGGTTGAGCAGTACCGTAACTGGGGTGGCCAGTCGTGGAAACCGGAAGCTTACAAATTGATGACTGAGCGACTGTCATATGGGTTGCGCGAATGCAATGACCCGGAGTGTGATACATGCCATCCGGTGGATGAGGTGGAAAATGGTTGAAAGAGTCAAGCTAGTCCCTGCGCGGGTGAAGTTGGTGACCGTACCCGTCCCGGAACGGGTGAAGTTGGTGAAGTTGGTGACCACGGTTCCGGTTCCAGTCCCAGCTCCGGTGAAGAAACCGCGAAGTAAAAAAGCGAAAGAACATGTCGTGGAGCACCCACCAATCCCGGTCAATTCCCTTGTCCACTACTACACCGCATCCGACAAAAAGGGTAACCAGTATGGTGAGCACTTTGGACGCGTACTGAGCTTTGATGGTTACCAGTACCATGTCACTCGCCCCAAGTACAAGAAAAATTCTGTCATCAAACTGTACCCGAGCGAAATTGAGATGATCATTCAACCTGTGAAGAGAGTAGAGTTAAAAATTTCTGTTGACAAGTAATGTTTCTTTGGTTTATAAGAAATACCATGTCGAAATCTATTAGTCGGTATGGGAAGGTGCTGTTCAAAAATTCAATCGAGGTAACTCCCGCCAAGAGTGTATCATCTGTGCAATACATGTTGGCTGCGAACACTCAGGCACAGAAAATGTACAAGAAGGATTATGATCGCCTGAATGATAAGCAGAAACAAGCGGTTCACTATGCTCTTCGCACCAAAGAAGAGTTAGAGACGCGCAAAAACCAAGAGAGGTTTTAATGTTTCCTGTCCATGACTTCACTGATGTTGATGTCGCTTTCCCCGCTCGTGTTGTCCAGTTCATGCCTGCCTACAAAGATATCCCGGATGAATTCAGGACAGGTAATCATAAGTATGCCCAGTTCTTCCACGATTCGTTTTACTTCGGGCTGAGCAAACTTGAAATGAAACCGAGACCCGGTGTTGACCCGGAGAAGGCATTCAAACACATTCGGTGTGTCATGGGCAGTTTTGAACCTGCTCATGAACACAAAGAAGCATCCGTCGCGTTTCTCGTGAACGAATGGTTTGAAGACGTGGTATGGGAGAGACGCCCGCGTGCTTAAATTTAAAGTGGGGCAAGTTGTGTACGTCATCGAAGATCGTGTATATGATCGTGTTCGAGCAGTGGACGCTACTAGCGAATATCCCTACAGCATGGACGGGGAGATTGGTGTGGAACACGAAGAATCTGATTTACGCGCTCTGACGGATCAGGAGAAGGGTAATGTTTGACGCGAGACAAAGCAATACTTTTACGGGAGATGACCGGGTAACGTTTGATTGGCTGTATGAAGTTACCCGCGATGGTAGCACCTCAACCTTGATTCATGGTATGGCTTTACGTGAAGCTGAAGAGTCTCCTGCGGATTCTTACATGAAGATTATGGCACGTGTACGCGACTTCATGAAAGCACACTTACGTATTGTTCACGCGCCTAGTCCGAAAGACAAAGTAGAAGGATTCCTTGAAGTCGGGGTAGAGGGTAACGAAATAGTAATCAATCACCCGGATTTGAAACCTGACGAAAATGGAGTCGGCCACATTGTTTTTTCACCGAATCAGGCGCGTGGTCTCGCAACTCTCTTGTTGAAGCACGCAGATGCCGCGGAGAAGAATCGAAGCTAGTCAAGTTTGTTTGTTAATCAAAGAGAGGATAAAAATGTCAGTTCACCCTGCTTTTAAAGTCATGGCAAGACGGATTGGTCGCGGTTCACAACAAGTATCTTTGAGACCGTTGGTCGTGTCTCTTCAGGCGTTATTGAAAAAGTTGGATGTAACGCCCATGACTGTTTATAATTGGCGGTGTGGAGATGTAAGTTTTCCACCCCTGCCAATAGTTAAAATTTCCCAGTATCATGTTCGCTACAACCTTTTGGAAGTCAAAAATTGGCTTTTAAAGTATCGACCTAAACGTGAACGTGTCAAATCCTTTGGATCACCTTTTTTCATTGACCGCTAAGTACAAGCAACGGTTTGTTTGTTAGTAAACAATCAGCAGAAGGAGTACCTTTATGGTTAAAGTTCAAGTCGCTTTTAATTTCAACGGTTCCGGTTACATCGGATTGCCTTACTGGCCCGAGCGGAACACAATCATCGACATCGGAAAAGACGTTCATCCTAAACTGGGCGCGACGAAGAAAGAGCAAGCTCTGCTCGCGGCTCTCGAAAAGCGCGGTCTCAACAAAGAGCAGTACGAAGAGATGCAGAAGAAAGCTGAGCGTCCTTTCTACACCGTGGACGGTTCCCGTGAAGGCACCATCGCCATTCCGGAACGAATCATTCAGAGCTTCATTAACAATGCATCTATGCAGGCACCCAAAGCAATTCCGCGTGTGTCTGACAAGGGTTTGACTTTCATCGGAGTCAAGATTGCAGACAAAATGATGGTCACTGAGAAGACTATCACCGACGCGAAACTCTTCGAGCGGTTTGTCAAAATGGAAACGTCCAACCAGCGCAACTGGTGCTCCAGTTTCTACATCGATGACTTCATTGCCCGGGGCATATTCTCCGTCGATGAGGAAATCATCATGCCCGACGATTTGAAAAAGTTGATCGAGTGGGGCGGGAAACAAATTGGTATTGGTTCCGCTCGTCCTCAGGGATATGGACGGTTTCAAGTTGCTGGCTGGGATTATCTGACTCCCGTGCCTGTGACCAAACCGATTGAAGAAGAATAAAGCCCGAGTCGGAGTCCCTGTCCCGGTTGAAGTTACAGTCAAAGAGTAAACTATGAATTATAGGCTAGCTACTTTTGCGATTATGTCTTCGAGCTTAACTTCTTCCCAGAAGGCGAAAGCACTGATGAGGTTGATGAAGCAGGCAAACCGCAAAAAGAAAAATAAATTTATACACTTGACATCCGTTTCAGAAATTGATTAGGATGTCAGACTAGAACGTATTTCCGCGTTTTCTTTGACATCCAAGTAAACTGCCTCATGGGTAGTTCACGTTCCTTTTGTCGGTGTCGTAACGAAGGGAACTGTAGAGAGAAAACCTGATACGTTGGGGAGCGGGGGAAATTCGACCGCCTCTGCTCCCACCAATTTTCCTACCAAAGCCACAGCCACAGACTCAGTTTAAGTCGCAGACTACGCCGATGAAATGGTATGAGTTCGATATCGAGAACGAGACACCAGCAGAAGCGCGTGATAGACGACTGATGCAGTGTCCGCCACTTAACCACGGTGAGCTAGAAGTCCTTCGCCAATGTAAAACTACGGTATGGGATGGCTACGTTATTAGTAAACAAGCGCGAGATAATCTATATAAGCGTGGGTTGATCCTTCGCTGGAACGGTTGGCAGATAATCACGCTTGAAGGACTCGCTGTCCTTCATACACTTGGTGAGCTACGTGTCTGATTATGTGAGCTACATGTCTGACTTTTGTAGAATCGAACGAGTCAAAGCGCGTAAGCGTTATCGGTGTATTGGTTGCTATGGCCCGATTCTCAAAGGTGAAATCCACCCGTATTATGTCGGTGTCTGGGAAGGTGACTGGGGAACGTGGAGAATGCACGAAGAGTGTTTTCAAGTCCAAGCAGATGACGATGACAGTCTTATTGCTGAAGGTGAGTTTCCTATACCACCACGGGTTAGAGTGATAATGGATAAAGAACGAGCAGGTGTACCTATTTCCCCTCATGAATTGGTGAGTCAACTATGAAAACAGAAACTAGAATTAGGAAAAGAGAAACTAAAATTAGCGACCTTCGTAGCTCTATGGAGTGGTCTAACCTTAGGTATGGCCGTAATAGTCCCGATAGTAGGAGACTTCGTAGTGAACTACGCTCACTAGGTGTTAGTAGTGGGCTGTACGTGAGTCGCGAAAGTAAGATCAAAAATCTTCTTGATGCTCTTGATTGGTCTAATCATATCTACGGTTGCAGGAGCAACATCAGTAGAAGGTTCCGTATAGAGCTTCGTTCACTAGGTCACTGGGGTGGCCTATACAAGTTGAACCGTTTCAAAAAGCGGAGACAAAAACAAAGATGAAACTTTCACTCGCCGCGCAACAACTAGAGCAAATAAAGGCTGAGCGTAATCTTTTCGGGCCTATCCGGTCATATTTGAACTGGTGTTTGCATATGTCAAAGGCGGTTGATCTATACGACCTGATTTGACATTTTCGCGAAGTTGTATCAACGTAGTAGTACCCACGGAAGAATCCGTGAACAAAGGAGTACCACAATGGCAGCTAAAACTCTTAGTAAAGAGGCAGTTCTTCTGGCAGTAGCAGAAGAGAAGTTGGGTTTCTCATTCGGAAAACCAGATCGTCCATCCGAGAAATCTTTAGCTTGTATCCTTCCTATCCTTCGGGAAACCACATTTGTCCGTCAGTATGTCACCATGCCAGAGACAGAAAACGTTCTGGTGACCGACAGTGGAATGATCAACAAAATCAATATCAAAAACACTGGGAAAGAAAACGTCTTCCTTCGCTCAGGTACTATCTTCGAAGGTAAAGGAACCCAGTCCAGAATTATTACCCGGAGCGCGGTATTGTTCCCCGGTTCGGAAGTCGCGCTCGATGCCCGGTGTGTTCACGCGAGTCATGGGATTCGTACTGGAAGCAATTTCAAGTACAGTGGCACCGTTCCAATGGATGTTGAGAACGCGAGCTACACAGCAGGTTTCACTCCAGCAGATCAACACACGGTGTGGTCAAACGTCACCAGAACTACCACGGCCATGAATGCCATGCTGGGTGGTAAAAGAGTAAGCGCGGATATTTCAGGACGTATTCCCGGTGTTCGTCACACATTCACCTCAAGTCACGGTATGTTCGGTGCTTCAATATCTACTCCGCAAGAGGAACAAGGGGAACAAGAAAGAAGCTGGCCCGGATTCGCGCAAGACAACCTAAAAAAGAATTTTGATGAGTTCGCAGAGAACTTTGATGACATTCTTTCCAAGGCGCGCTTGCATGACAATCAGTGTGGGTTGTCTCTGATCACCGATACCGGATGCAAGACCATCGAATTGTTTGATGTCCCGTTGTCATGGGAGTCACTCCACAAAGACGCGGTCAAACGTATGGGCACAGAACTACTGAGAGGCGAAGACAAAACCAGTGTGTTCGAGTACAAACCCGAGCACGCAGTCAACGCCGTCAAAAAAGTTCTGACGATGGACTTCAAAGCAAATATGATCTACGAGCACAAACCAGCAAACGGTGAACCACATGTCGCAATCTTCGGACTAACCTCGAAGCAGTACGTTGGTGAGGTGGTGGAGATGAGCGGGCAGATGATTCACTTGACCATTTTAGAAATGGCATAGTCCAAGTCATTGACATGGTCAAAGTTGAAGCCGAAGTCCAAGAAGCCGGAGTCCCAGTTTTAGTTTAAGTCATTGCCAAAGTCGAAGTTTAAGAAGCCGAAGTTGAAGACGCAGTTTTAGTCCAAGTCTGGGCGCAGTCATAGAAGCCGAAGTCGCGGTCTATGTCGAAGTTATAGCCTTAGTCAAAGAAGCCGCAGTCAAAGTTTGAGTCCTTAGCAATGACAAGGTTTAAGTCGAAGTCTGAGAAGCCTGAGTCCGAGTCAAAGCTTGAGCTATGGTTGATGTTTAAGTCTGAGCTTAAGTCGAAGCAGCCGTAGTCTAAGTCCTAGCTAGGTCTAGGTTCTAGTCGAAGTCAAGGTCGTAGAAGCCGAAGTCGGAGTCACAGTTGCAGTTGAAGTCATAGCATGGACATAGACGAAGTCTAGGTTTGAGTCTAAGAAGCTAGTGTCAAAGTTCTAGTTGTAGTCGAAGTCGTAGTCTAAGTTGAAGTCGCAAAATCAGGAGTTTTTTTAATGATCATGGATTTTACTGCAACTAAAAGATTTTTGGAATTGCTTCGTAAGCAAAATATGGATGGCAAGGTGTCCAAGTTGCAATTCGAACTTGAAGCATTACTTCTGCTTGCTGATGCTCAGAACAGTAAAAATTCCCAGCCCAAGTCGTGGTTAAAGTCATAGTTACAGTCAAAGAAGCCATAGCCGAAGTCCGAGTTCAAGACAAAGCAATGACTAAGTCTTAGAAGCCGGAGCGCGGTCACAGTTCATGTTTAAGCCGTAGTCACAGAAGTCGTAGTCGGTGTCAAAGTTTCAGGCACAGTCCTAGTTTTAGTCGAAGAAGCCGGAGTCGCAGTTATAGACCCAGACATAGACGTAGTCGAAGGAAAAGTCGAAGCATAGTCGTAGACTAAGCAAAGTCGAAGTAGCCGAAGTCAAAGCTTCAGTGGAGTCGAAGTCCAAGTCATAGTCTTTGGCGTTGTCATAGTCTCAGAAGCTGCTGTCCCAGTCTAAGTTGAAGACGTTGTCTAAGTCGTAGAAGCTTGAGTCACAGTCGAAGTTGCTGTTCTAGTCGGAGTCGTAGTCAGAGTCAAAGAAGCCAAAGTCTTTGCTTAAGTCTCGTTCCATGTCTAAGTCGTGGAAGCTGAAGTCGTAGTCGAAGTCAAGGCAATGTCGCGGTTATAGTCTTAGTCAAAGGCGCGGAAGTCGTAGCCGCAGTTGAAGACCGAGTCCCAGACTACGTTAAAGTCAAAGAAGCTGAAGTCAAAGCCTAGTCGTGGTCGTAGCTCAAGTCACAGTCGTAGTCAAAGAAGCCATAGTCGCAGTTGAAGTCGAAGTTCAAGTCACAGTCATAGAAGCCAAAGTCTGAGTCAAAGTTAGGGACGATGTTCAGGTCAATGTTTAAGAAGCTTAAGTCACAGTTATAGTCGAAGCTCAGTCAAGATCACTGTCCTAGTCAAAGAAGCCGAAGTCATAGTTGGAGTCGAAGTTATAGTTGAAGTCGTAGCTAGGTCATAGTCTCAGAAGCCATAGTCGAAGACAGAGACATGGTCGTAGTCTTAGTCGCAGTTGAAGTCGAAGAAGCCATAGCCAAAGTTCAAGTCGCGGATTCAGTCGAAGTCGAAGTTCTAGCACAGTTGCAGTCAAAGGCATAGTCCAAGAAGTCTAAGTCAAAGTCAAGGCCTTAGTCGAAGTCGAAGTCCTAGAAGTCTCAGTCTCAGTTAATGTTGCAGTCTATGGCTACGTCTCAGAAGCTGAAGTCACGGTCATAGTTCAAGTCAAAGTCTTAGTCATAGCCGAAGTCATGGAAAAGTAATTTGTGTTCTAGCACCATCTTCTGCCCATTTGATGATCGATGGTAGTCTGGATTCCAGTTTGAAATGTGATACCCATTTCAGCATTTTTTCTAACGTGTCCAGTACCCGAAGAGTATTCTCTTCCGTCCTGTCCAGATGATGAGAACATAGCCCACCACGTGTTTTCATATCTGCTTGCATCATATTCCTAACTCCAGCTTTTTCCTGTCCACCACTCAAAGTGAAAAATTCTTTCGGAACCATGAAATGCCTAAACCGAATACCTGCTGGATAGCTACAGTGAAATGGAATAGTAGTTGAGTATAGCTCACATCCATAGTTTTCCCTGTTCAAATACTTGCAGTGTTCCTTTCCCGGTAAGCAGTTATCCATTACTGAGATAATAGGAAATTTCTCCCCGTTGAATTCAATCTGACGTTCTACCCCGCCTTCGTGTTTCTCTCCCGGTAGCCAGTCCAGTGTCGCTCTACTACAACATGCTCCACACCCCAACTTACATTCAAAGCGAAGAAATAAATCCGGTTTGACGATTAGTTCCACTGGTTGAAAAGTTCTACCCGCATATCGAAATGGTTTTACTGCTAGCGCATGAAACCATACTTCAATCATTGATGCCACCATGTCGGATGGTTTACTGCCACCATTTCGAATTTGAATAAGTTCTAGCATAGTTAAATCTTAGAATACTACCATTCTAAAACTAAGGTAATTTATTTTACCAGACACCCTCACTCGCACTTGACATCCCCTACGATCCGAGTACCATAATCTTCATCTAGACTTGTGTTTATTCACAATTATGTCTGGTTACAGACATAGCCAGATAATAGTTGGTTTATGAGCACTATCGGATTCTATGGACAATTCGCCTCAAGAAACAAGATTTATTCCTCGTCGTGTCCCATTAGTCTTCTCGACTGAAAAACCAGTTACACCTCAAAAACAAGAGAAGTTCAAAAAATCCCGTCAAAATAGCATTAAGAAGGCGAGCGAGAAAAAGAGAGAAGCACGGAAAAAGCAAGAAATTTCAAATCAGTTTCTCTCAGTAGGTCAGGTTACCCAGTCCGGGAAGCTCACAGTTAGGCAATCTCTATTTGTCAGATACTTAGTTGAAGACCCCAAGTTTTCAGCTACAGCTGCAGCAGAAAAAGTTGGCTATGCCAATCCAGCCGCAGTAGGTTCGAATCTACTTAAGCATCCCATAGTATCAGCAGAGATAAAACGCTTACTTAAGATCACCTCAAGGCATCTTGAAATCTCCGCTGAGAAAACCCTTTCAGAGATTGCTAATATCGCTTATTCCAATGTCTATGATTACCTTTCGGTTAACCCAGATGGATCATGGACATTTGACCTGAAGAACATAAATCGTAATCAGGCATCGGCTATTCAGGAGATAGTTACAGAGGAAGAGATACTCCGGGAACCCGTTACGATTGATGGAGTTAAACGATATACGAAGGTGCGCCGAACCAAGTTTAAACTCCATGACAAGCTGTCCGCGCTCAATACGTTGACTAAGTTCCAGCAACTCATGCCAAAAGAGGAACCTGAGTCTACCACCAACGTTACTATTAATGTACTAGACGCGATTATCAATGGCACAATCGGGAGCATGAATGTCCAACAGTTGACAGAGGGAAGCGATCATCCAGCAAGGAAGTTGCCTAATGGTTTTGGTGCTCAAGCTCAGGCAGCTAGAAGAGCGATAGTTAATGGAAGCAATGGTAATCCTCAGACTATCGAAGGTAGCTTACCATGAGCGTGACTTGTAAATTAAATGGCTATCATATTTTCGGTTTTACCCGGATAACCTCAATCTTCCACGGGGGGAAAATCAACGAAACGACAAATTTCCGAAATTTTGGACTGCTTATTAACTTTTTGGAGTAAGCAGTCATTTTTCGGACGATTTTCCAGATCAGAAACGGAAATTTTCCCCCCGGTGGAACTTTAACTTCGAAGTGATTTTTCGGAATTTATCATGAGCAACGATGTAGTACTAAAAAGGCGACCACTATGGAAACGAATACTTTCCATGCCCAGAATATTCCGGATGCACTACAGAGAATTTCGTCGCTATGGAAATGGAAGATGGGAAGCAGTAAAGATTGCGCGTAGACTAGCGTTCGACATACTGAAAGTTCCTAAGCCGTCTACTATTCCAGCAAAAGAAGTTGCTCAGATGAATGCAATAAGTTCTGGTGCAATGCAACAAGTACCGAAACCTAATGGTCTCGATACAGAACATTTAAAATCGAGGAGTAACGTCACGTAGAGTCGTGGTTGTTGGTGATTGCTTGTCTCTCTGACGCGTTTGTAGGTATCGGGACATTAGGTAACATGGGGAAATTGACCACGATGAAGTAAAGGAAAAGAAAAGGAGAAAAAAGATGCAACCATTCTTAGCCTTGATAACTCCGATTGGTGGTGGTGGTGAGGGTGCTCATCCAGAACATCCGATTGCTTGGCCACCTTGGTGGCCCGGACACCCGGAACATCCAATTCCACCTACTGTCTGGCCTACGCCGCCACCTTCTGGTGGTGGTGGTGTGCCGCCTTATCCGTCTCATCCTATTTACTATCCCGGCGCACGTCCGGAGCATCCAATCGCACAACCGCCGTGGTGGCCCGGTTTCCCTGCCCATCCAATTCCACCCGGCATCTGGCCAACACCGCCTGAAGGTGGTGGTGGTGGTGGAGAGCCACCGCTCGGTTTCTGGGGCGGCTCATCTCCTTGGCCGGGGTATGCAACTCCGCCAATCTTTATTCCAATGCCAAATCCGCCTTGGTATCCCGGACATCCGGAACATCCAATCCCGCCAACCGTTTGGCCTAATCCCCCAGAGGGTGGCACACCGCCAGATGGTGGTGGCACACCTACAAGACCCCTCTTTGAGTGGAAAGTTGGATGGACTCCAGCTACTGGCTGGGTTGTTGTTGCAGTTCCGAAGTTTGACGTTCCGACTCCGTCGAAACCCGCCGCGGCTGGCGAAGAAGAAGAAGCAGCAAGGTAAGTCTATCGGGACGCGCCAGACTATCGGCGCGTCTTTATTTTAAATTTTTTTGGGAAAGTAAGCAGGTAAGATTAATACTGGAATAAAACTACTGCGTAGTTTTACACTTTTTTTCGGGACTTGTCAAGAGAAAAATGTAAGATAGTTTAACGTCATGAGCATACTTGAGAACTACATCCGAGCCGGAGCTTCAATGAATGGTGGAGACACTGGTAATGCTCATCCCGACCATCAACACTTCGATGAATGCGCGCCTGATACAGAACAACAGTTTCATGAAGCTGCAAGCGCGTCTACTGATCAGGAGCACGAGAACGCGGCAAGCTATCATGACAGGGAAGCGAATATGTATGCGATTCGTCCCGGACTTAGTGCCGCAGAAAGACAAAGACAAAACGCTCATGAGAACGCGGCAGCACTTCATAGGCGTGTTATCACAGAAGGCACAAAGTATCCTCAGCTTAGACCGGGACTATCTAGTGACGCGAATAGTGCTTCTTTAGGAGTTCATGCTTTCCTAGTTAAACCTAAAGTGGAACCAACACAACTAAAACCCAGCGTGGTAGATAAGGCAGAGAAGGGGGAACGGAAAATGTCAAGTTTCGTTGAGCAATTCGTTAAATACTCTGGTGGCAATGCAAAAAAGTATGCGCCCGATCAACCCCGTACCGACGCTGGAAGCTTCCAAGCAGATCAAGTCGCGGCAGAGAATGCTCAGACAATCGATGCTCATAAGCGAGCGGGAAAATATCATCGAAGAGTAGGCGCGACACTTCAGACAGAAGGACATGAAGCTGACGCGCAACAACACTTCAACGCAGCACACGCGCATGAAAGAGCAGTATCACTTGGTTCGGAAGGCGCGCAACCGCCTTCTTCACTCGCTCGACAAGCAAGTGCATCTGCTCATGGTAAGAAACCTACTCAAACATTCATGCAACAATGTTCAACGCCAGAAGTAAGTCTGGTGAAAGACTTCGTGAATGGCGAGAGGACTAATCCATCGATTCCTTACAAGTCAGATGTTGAGCGATTCGTTCGAGCGGACAATATTCCTGCTGGAATCTCAGTTGAGAACATCGGAACTGGAATGTCGAAGGGTGGCCCCGGTTCCGGTAGATATCCTGCTGGAAGTGGTGGTAGTTCATCAGCGGGAGAAGCTGCGAGAGAACGAGTGATTCATAACGCCTTGGGCGCAGATAGCGCCAAAGCACATGCTGATGCCGCGCAACACCATCAGATCATGGCACGTGGTTCGCGGCAAATCGCAGAACGTACTGGGATGAAAGCATACAATGACGCGGCTGATGCTCATCAAAATGCAGCCGATCTTCATGCCGCTGCCTACAAGGCACATTTAAAAACTGGAGCGGACACGCCTTCAAAAGATGAACTTGGTTCGATGAGTGAGAAGGCACGTGTCGCGTCAAGAGTCGCGCATGATTCATCATGGGATGCCCGCGACAAAGAACAATCTTCGCTCAAAGTGCAAACAGACAACCTCGACAAAGGTGGCCCCGGAAGTGGACGATATCCTGCCGGAAGTGGTGGTAACTCTGAAAGCTCCGGAGATACCAAGCATGATTACTATGGTGAGCATGGTATCCATCTCACCATGACACGTGACCAAGCGGACAGTGTCAGTGGCAGCGGTAAGCAGGATGAGAACGTTGCTGCGCTCGCGAGACATCCGGACATCAAACCGCAACTGGACAACATTGACCCGGAGAAACTCCGCTCCGAGTTGAAAGGTTATGGTGCTTGGGACAAGTCGGAACTCGCAGACCATGACCAAAACCTACATAGGATGCTTTGGCTCGCGGGTGGTCATATCAGTGATGAAGCAAAATCATCTGACAAAGCACAAGATGCGACTACTCTCTACAAGGCATCGACTGGCAAGGAAGAATTGGTGAAGTGATCGCATAGTTTCACATAGTAGGTGATCGCCATGAGAGCAATTGTTACCATAGCCGACCCGGATCAGATCAACTTCAATTCTATTCTCGCCCTGAAGTTGAATGAGTTTGAAGCGGTAACGCAAAGAGCACTAAATGTGTGGGGAATTCTAGCTTCACACGTTCGTGATGGTGGAACCATTATCTTGAGGGACAAGTATGGCTATCCAAGAGAGGTTCGACTTGAAGACTTAGCAAGGGATTAGTGAATACTAGCTTAGGTTATTGGGATTCTACCTGAGCTAGTTGATGCTGAGATAACTTCTGCACCACGGCAGAAGTAAGTCCGCATCAGGAAAGGGGGTTTGGACAAGACGACACACCTTGTTACAAACCCCTTTCTACTTTTGGAGAAGAAGAAAATGGAACAAACTGATATAGAAATTTTGATGAATGATGTCAGACTTTCCCTCTTCCAGATTCTTGTAGAGATGTACAACGAAGTAAAGCGACAAGAAGCTGTGACCAACTTGTACGCCGAGGCATTGAGTATTGGCTATAGGTGATCAATACGTCAGAACGCAGTTAACACCAAACGGCGCGCCTATTCCTGCTCTAACCACGCCCATTGATCCCACCAAGATAACACCAGAACAAGCAGACAAAGTAAGAGAAACGCTTGTTGACTCAGTCCAGTTTAGTCGTGTGTGGCTAGATTCCGAACTATGGGAAAAGCAAGAAGAGATACTACGTTCCATCGACACGAATCGTAAGACTGCGGTACGCGCTTGTCACTCATCCGGAAAAACTTTTGTTGCTGCGCTTGCGACTCTTCACTTCTTAGCTAGATGGGAAGAAGCAATAGTAATCACTACTGCGCCTACGAAAAATCAAGTCGAAAAGTTACTTTGGGCAGAAATACATTCTGCGGTAGGCAGAAGTAAGTATCCGTTCCCCAAACCGATTCTTACTCAGCTAAAGATAGGGCCGAAACGCTACGCCTTAGGATTCACCACTAACATTGAGCATCAGGACGAAGGCGTTAAGTTCCAAGGTTTCCACGCAAAGAACATATTAGTCATCCTTGATGAAGCACCCGGAGTCGCGACTAAGATATGGAAAGCGATTGAAGGGTTGATGGCATCAGGTAATGTAAGACTGCTTGCTATCGGTAATCCGACAATCGTAGGCGGAGACTTCTACAACGCGTTTCACTCTGATCGTGAATTCTGGGATGCAAAGCTTACCATCTCTGCGTTTGACACGCCGAATCTATTAGGTATTACTCCTGCTCAACTAATCAAGATGACACCAGACGAGCTAGATTACTGTCCGGTGCCACATCTGATATCCAGACGTTGGGTGTATCAGATGATCAAATCGCTGGGGATGAGTAATCCGTTTGTTCAGTCAAGAGTGTTTGGCGAATTCCCGGAACAAGCTGAAGACTCGCTCATATTCTTGTCATGGTTAGATCAAGCATCGAATCGTGAAGTAGACAAGGACAAAGTCTGGGAGCAACTAAAAGCAGGGAAAATAAAGGCGAGTGCAGGTATTGATGTCGCTGGGCCGGGTGAGGACGAAACGACATTATGTATTCGAGCAGGAAACGATATCATGTTGTTGAAGGCGTGGCCTGATCCTGATCCACGTGGTGAACTGATACAGGAATTGATGCCATTTAAACCGTACCTCGATAACGTCAATGTGGACTCAGCAGGAATTGGTTATTATCTAGCACGTCATCTTGAAGACGAAGGTTACCCGGTCTCAGATGTCAATGTAGGAGAATCGCCAGAAGACAAAGAGCATTTCTTTTTACTCAAGGCAGAATTGTACTGGGGACTTCGTCTACGCTTTGAAGAAGGCGACGTTAATGGATTGGATGACGATGTCGCGAAAGGCCAGTTGACTACAATACGTTGGAAGCCGAATCCACGTGGTCAAACAGTGATTGAGTCGAAGGCGGACGCGAAAGCACGTGGCATTAAATCTCCGGATAGAGCGGAAGGTGTAATGTTGGCATTTGCAAAAAGTGGTATGCATGGATTGATTGAGTTGTGGGGACAGGACGCAGAGAAGATTAAGGACGAAGAACAAAGACAGGAAGCGAGAATTAAAGAAGCACACTCTGCTATTCAACCTGAGCATAACTTAGACCCGAGTGAACGCAGCACGGAACTAGCTAATTTGCAAAAGAATGATGCTGGTGGCTGGATTGAAAAAATGGCAATAAGAGACAAAGAAGAAAGAGACAAAAACAAAGAAGCGTTACAAGCAAAGACTGGAATCAAATCTTTGGGCAAGGTGACTACGTCGAAAGAGCAACCTGATGTTTGTCCGAGATGTCCGAATAAGTTCCTGTCACAGTATGCAGACAACAGTTGGAAGTGTAACGCGTGTGGCGCGAGTGGTGTAGGCATGACTATTAAGGTTGGTAGCGATCTAATACCAATTTAGTTTTAATTCAAGTCGCTTATTATTGACTCTAAACTAGCGACTTAGGTTTGAAGTAATACGTCTATGTAGCAGATGTAAACCAGCTACTCTTAGAGTCTGCTGGTGACTTCGTTTGTCGCCGAATGTAGGATTAGTGTCTAATACAATGAACGTACACATTGACCCAGTGCGTTTAGAGAGAATCATGCTTCTACTTGACGGAATAGAAAGCTATCTCATTAGACAACAGGTTCCCCCGGTTGAATGGGTTCGAGAAATCAAAGAGTTGATGACTGATGCGACTTACTCTACTTGAACCCCGGTATCTCAAAATTAGTTCTGATATAGGTATTAGCAGCGAGAATGTATCAAAAGAAGAATCAGATGGCATGTGGTTTTTCTGTCCGGTGTGTTACCTGAAAAATAGAGGGCCGGAAGGAACCCATATGATTATCGTATGGCGACCAAAGATTCAACCCGCGTCAAATCGTTCCGGCCCCGGTAGATGGGAACTGAGGGGCAATGGCTTTGAAGACATGACTTTGATAGGCAGTGACTCGAATTCAATTATGTGTAAGGGTGGCTGCAACGCGCACTTTAGCATCGTTGATGGTGAGGTGATCATTCATGACTGAAGCTAAGAGAAAAAAGAAGTCTGAGCTTATGATGATTCTCAATCGTATGTCCATCGAGCGACGTTTTGGCTTCGAGTTTGAATTTCCTAAGGAGTGGAGAGCGTCACAGAAACCAATTGAGGAATTGACTACCGGAGAAATGCAACAGCTCATCGATGAAGGAAGACGCCAACTAAAATTAGTTGATGTGGAAGACGAAGAATTGAAATGTCAGTCTGTAAACTAAGGCATCGGGACATCAGACGTTGGGATACAACGGGTAGCTATCCAAACTGTCTTCACCACCATCATTGCAATCGTAATGAAGCAGATCAACTAGTCAGGAGTAATGACGCCTTTCCTATCGCGGGTAAATCTGCAATTGTGTTGTTTGATTCTAATTTCTACCAGTGGGCGAAGGTAGTAGATATAACTGGCATATCTGTATTACAAATGGTGCCTATAACGGATTAATCATGATTCCCCCTTCAAGATACGATTACGAAGCAATGTCAATACCGTTTATAATTCGTGTGAAAGATCGTGTGAAAGAATGGCGCGAGAAGACGTGGGAATATATCTGGCCTGTCTTAATATTTCTGCTTAGTCCATTTTTGTGGATCGCTCGTTTATTTCTTTCTATCTACGTTCGAGTCTATATCCGCTTTTTTGCGATTCGTAGAGCGTCGGATAGAGCGACATGTCCCGCGTGTGGTATTCGTATGCCCCACAAGATGGCATACGATGGATTGTTTGAGCGATTGATCCATACATGTGCTAGATGTAATGCAGATTGGCCCGAAGCACCAGTACTACCCGCAGACAAGTGGAGAGTCGCTCGTCCAGATTCGTTAATTCAAGCTCGTAGGCCAGATGTCCCAGAAATACCTTGGGGCACTAGTTCCCCAGAACCAGTTTCGATGACTACAACAAATGGTAGCTCGACAAATGGTACAGTGCCAAAGGTGGAAATTAAAGTCAACTAGAAGTGAAGAAGTAAAGGAGATTACTATGCCCGTTCTCGTTAACTTGCTGATTTACTTTGTGATTGCGGTGATCATCTTCGCCGTGGCTTTCTACTGCCTGCGTTTGCTGCCAGCAGAAGTTCAAAACATAGGTCGCATTGTTCTGTATGTAGTCGCGGCGATAGTCGTGATCATACTTCTTTTGCAACTTGTGAATGGTGGCGGTGGTGCTTTGGGTGGTGCCCACCGAAAATTAGGACTAGTTTTAGAGTCGTGTGCTACGTTACCTCTCACTTAGGATTGCCATGGACGTAGCATCGATAAAGGGTGGGATAATCGGCATGGGAAAAGGCCTCTCACCCTTTCTTCTTTTCAAAAGAATTGAGACCATATGGGCAAGAGTAATTTCAAAGACGCAGTCAAACAGCGACTGACTCCACAGGTACGCAGTCTGGGCGCTGCTCCCCCCGTAAGTGTACCTGCGAGCGCGCAACTCCTCGGGTTAGGGGAGATACTTGCGCCGGGCGGTAGCCAGACGGTTGAAGATATTGCGAATGAGTACTGGTTCTCCGCGCTTCAACCTATTAGGCCAATGGCGCCTACTAGCTACCGCCCAAGACAACGAGCGTTTACTCCCGGTGAAAATATCATTTGGACTCCGGGTGATGACAAAGGCGGAATTGACTACGACATTCTCAGAGTGCTCGCGGATTCTTGGGATATACTTCGCCTAGTTATCGAGACGCGTAAAGATCAGCTAGCTCGTGCTCCTTGGGAGATTCGTCTAAAGACTAAACCCGGAGATATGAAGGCAGACATAGAGAAAGCCGCTCAGACTGACAAAAACATTATAGCGTTGTCTCAATTCTTCGCGTGCCCAGATGGTTACCACAACTATAGACAGTGGCAAAGAATGTGGATGGAAGATAGCTTTGTGATTGACGCAGTCGCGCTATATCTTGAACGGGATAAAAGCAAAAAGATTGCTTCAGTCCATCCATTGGATGGTGGAACCATCAATCGTATCATTACCGATCAAGGTTTCACACCACCAGCACCAGATGTAGCATATCAGCAAGTCGTCTATGGCACGCCTGCATGTAATCTGTCTACAGATGACATGTTATATGTCATGCACAATGAGCGGACTCATCGTAGATATGGTTACAGCCCAGTTGAGCAGATACTTATTACCATTGGTCTCGCGTTAAAGAGGCAAGAGTTTCTAACCAAGTATTACACGGATGGCAATATACCAGAGGCGTTGTGTTTTCTTCCTGCATCTCTTAATCCGAACCGCATTCGTGAGATTCAAGAATGGTTCGATTCCATCATGGTTGGTGACATAGCGAAGCGTAGGCGGTTAACCTTCCTTCCCGGCTACGGTTCAGGACTACATGACGCTCATCCTAACCTAGTCTTCTCAAAAGAGACTTTGCTTAAAGACCCGATGGATGAGTGGCTAGCTCAGATAGTTTGCTACGCGTTTTCTGTATCGGCACAAGCGTTCCAGAAAATGATGAATAGAGCAACTGCTCAAGTCGCGTCAGACAGCGCGTCAGAAGAAGGATTGGAACCCGCTTTAAACTTTGTCGCGGACGTTAACAACGACATCATTGCGAAAATGGGATTAGGGGATAAGTATGAGTTTGCCTACAAAGACAAACGGGAGACTGATCCACTAAAGCAAGCACAGATCGATGGACTGCTAACTGGAAAGATCAACACCATAAACGAAACCAGAAAAAGACGTGGTGATGATCCATACAACAGTCCAAACGCGGATAAGCTCGGGGTGTTTGGAGTCAATGGTTTTATCCCATTAGATACTCCGCCACCACAACCACAACCGGGAGTGCCCGGTTCGTCTCCATTTGGTGGTCAACCGGGTAAACCCGGTGATCAACAACAAGAACAACAAGGTAAACAAGGTTCTGCGCCAAACCAACAAGGGGCTGGCTCAGATAAGGGGAAGAATCCAAAAGCGATATCCGGCGCAGATGGTTCTTCCCCTAAACAGCCCCAGAACGGTAAGCAGAAACAACCGCCACAACTTCAAGCTCCGGGGAAGAAACAACAGACGCCCGGTGCAAATGTCAATGTAAATGTCAACGTTAAACATAAGCAGGAGAAAGTAGAAGGTATCGAACTATTCTCTGCATTCTCTGGTGCCTATGAACCACTGATGAAATACTCCGAAGATGAAGCACGCGATGAACATGGCATGTGGACATCAGATGGTAGTAGTGGTGGAAGCAGTGAAGGTGAAGGTTCTTACGCCGCGTCTTACCATAATGAAGCAGACTTTCAATCGACTGAACCCGGTTCGCGTAGCAATCCAATCGCGTGTGGCGATGACATAGGAAAAGCGCAGCAGCTTATATCTGAAGGTAAACACGTCACCCTGAATCAACCAGATCAAATAGCGTCATTGGTTGAGAAGATGAAAACAGAAGGTGATGCTGCAAAAGCCGCAGGTAAGCCAGTTCCTAACTGGAATATAGCAGACGTTTCAGTTCCGGGAACCAACCTATTCGCGCAAGAAAACTTGGGGATTCCAAGAGTCAACATGCCTCAGTTTTCGGGACTCGCAGAACCCGGTTCACGTGCTGCGGCGCTTTTGCCTAAAGGCGCGGATATAAAGACTGCTCAAATTGATGTATCCTCTCAGTTCATCAAGTCGCTTGAAGATGAAGGAATCAAGTCCACTGATGAAACCGTGCTTGCGTCTCATCTTAGAGCGACACAAGGAGAATTGGATGGTTGGAAGGTTGGTTCAATTGCAGCTAGGATACAAGCAGGTCAACTACCAGAAGCACCTATCTTCGTAACCAAAGACAATTACATTCTTGATGGGCATCATAGGTGGGCTGCAATCATTGTCAATGACGTAAGGTCAAAATTTGGCACTACGACTATGCCAGTCCATCGCTTAAACATTGACATAGGTACTGCGCTAACTAAGTCGATGGACTTTCAGAAGGAATGGGGAATTGGTGCTAAAGGAATGGGACAGGTGATGAAGCGGTACGTTCTACAGAGTGATGGATCAGTCTTAGTAGAAGACTTCAGCACGAGGCACATGACCAAAATTATTCGGGTGAACGGCAACATGGAAAAAGGAAAATTTGTTCATCCTGAGTTAGGTGACCTAGCTAACTTTGAAAAGTTTTGTGCCTATGACCCGGAGACAGGAACGATTTACATTCGAGGCGATGTTGATGAGAGAATTGCTTTCTCTCAACTAAAAACCGCTTATCCTCAATTGAATATTGAACTATGAGTTTATTCGCCGTCAATCTCGATTCTAAGGTTGTACCGTTTGCGGTAGCTTTGCATGAAGGTCTAGAGACAGTTGAAGGTTTAAAGGCAAGGACTAAAGCAATGTGCTTTAGGATTGTTGCGAAAGATTACAATGAAGATGAAGCACGTGATGAGCAAGGTAGATGGACATCGACTGGTTCGGTTGAACTGTATAGTCCTAATGTAGAGGAAAACCTGACATTTGCTGACGCTCAAAAACGTTTGGGTGGCGCAGATCAAGCACGTTTTCGCTCTATCGCGAATGGCATTGATAAACAGTTAGGACTTCAAACGAAGTCACAGAATGCGATTGGTGATTGGAAAGATGGTGCAGAGAATTCTGTAGTCACTTACGTGAAACCGGGAATGGACTTTGACACCGTTCGGTATTCAACTGTCATCAAGGGACTATCAGCAAACCAAAAAGCAGTCGTCGCGTTCAACGTTCAACCCGGTGGTGAGGATTCCATATACCACTTTCACACAGACGGGAAAGCAAACGATGTACGGAACGTTTTAGATGTTAATGGATTGAGTTTCCGCACATTGGTTCCGGTAGAGAGTGGAACTGATGTTGTGATCTTTGATCCCGGAAGAAAACTACAAGCGAATGTAGAGAAGGTAGCAGAGCATTATGGGACGCAAGTTGATCAATACGACGGAAAAGGCGAATACATCGGCGGAGACACCAGAGCAGAAGGTGCAAAGCAGTTTAAAGGAATCATCAAGTCCTACGAGCAGTCGCATACGCAACGTTACGTCGAACCAAAAGGGCGCCGCATGGCAGCTCTTAGGCGTGCCTACGACGAAGCCCGACTCCAAAAGCGACAGCTAATCATTCTCGGTAAATACTCCGAAGAGCAAGAGCGAGTACCCGCAGGTTCACCAGAAGGTGGACAGTTCGGTGCTGCGTGGGCGATGAGTCGCGATGAATACACGGGTGGATGGAAACCCGATGAGACGGATGATCAAAGACAGGAACGGCGCGACAAAGAACAAGTCTGGGAACAAAAAACACTTGCCGCAGTTTCAGAAGGGAAACTAGACCCAGCAATGGCGGAGGCGCGTGGTGCAGGTCTCAATGTATCCGGGAAAGTTTTTCAACCACTTCCTGATGTGCCTTTGTATCACGTTACTACTGCCGCAGATGCTGTTATAGCAGACGGTCTCAAGTCTAGGTTCGAACTAAACATGGGACAAGGAACCGGATTAGGTGGTGGTGATGACAAGAGCATAAGTTTCGCAGCTGATCCAAAAATTGGTGGTGAAATTCGTGATGCTATGTTAGAAGCTCACGATGTCGCGAATGGAAAAATCTCAGTTCAGGACATGCTAGATCAAGCAGCGAAAGGTGAAGGCACGCCTAGTCCTTATTTGACGAATACTGTTCGTTGGGGTAGTGCTAATCTTGCTGGTAGTCCTGATTGGAATCCGGGTGATCCATATCCAATGGGATTAGACGCTTTGATTCATGGTAATGAATTGAGTCCAACTAAATTTGGTGGATACTCAGAAGAAGATATGCCCGGTTGGACTCCGCGCAAAGACAGTTATAGTTGGATGGGTGGCGATGGTAAGATGCGCTACAATACTTTCGAACGACCAATGAGCGCAGAACAATTACGCAGTGATACATTCGACTTCTACAAAACGTTTTCCGCAGTCAGAGAAGACGCGGGTGGCAGACTTAATCCACTTTTCTTTTCCTCAGACCTAAAGGCGTTTGCCGCGACTCCCAAAGATCAAATTCAGCTATTGGAGTTCAAAAAGCAACCCGGTGCTATGGGTGTTAGTTTGTCTGCTGGTGGTTTGGGTGAATGGCGTACTTATAGTGGTAAGGCAGTCAAGTATGTAGGTCGGGTGACTAAAGCATCGTTACCAGAATTAGTCAAAAAGTTCAACGAGCGTTTCTTGATGGAGTTCGGAAAGGCGTTCGTATTTCTACCTGAGCTATCAAAATACTCAGAAGATCAAGCACGAGTACCAGCGGGTTCACCAGATGGCGGACAGTTCACCAGTGGTGAGGGTGGAGTTAGCTTTGACCCGAAGTCAGATCAGAAGACTATTGAAGCATACAAGAAAGAAAGTGGTTGGGTTCCATCCCGCTCAACGCTTCATGAGAAAATCATCAATAGTGATTTAGCTGGAAAGGAACCTATAAGTGATCCACCAGTCGCGACAATCTTAGGTGGTGGAACCGCGTCAGGCAAATCTAGCTTATTTAGGGAGATGAGTAAAAACCCGAATGTAGTTCACATCGATTCTGATGACGTGATCAAGCAATTACCAGAGTGGGAAAAGCTTAGGATGGTTGATCCTCAGAACGCGGCACCCCGTTTGTATGATGAAGCGAAAGTCGTGTCCAAAGACTTGCTTGGGCGATCAGTTTCTCGGAACTTAGACTTGATCTATAACGGAGTGGGTTCAAAACCTACTACTTTAGCGATGGTGAAGACACTTAATGATGAAGGGTACAAAGTCAATGTCGCATATGTTGACCTTCCGGTAGATACTGCTATAGAGAGAATGTTTAGTAGGGCAGCTAATCCAAACGATGCGGATTTTGGTCGTCTCGTTCCACTGGAATTAGTCAGATCGAGCAATCAGGGTGCTGCGGAAAACTTCATGAGGTTGAAAAACATGAATGAAGTCAGTTCCGCGACTCTGTATAGCAATATCAATAGACCCCGGACTCTAGTCTTCACCAAAGAAAATGGCAAAGAGACTATTCACGATCAGAAGCTATGGGATGACTTCGTCAAGAAGACATCGGGGATGAAAAAGGCTGCTGACAATCGGAAGTACGAAGATGAGCACGACATTTTCTCTGAACCAGAAGATGTAGAGGACTTGAAGCGTTATATCGAAAAAGAAAAGCAAAGACTAAAAGACAAAAAAGACAAAGGCAAAGAAAAAGAAGCGAAGAAAGTTTACAAGTCAGTTGATCCTGCTACCGGAGAGGTAACACACAAGTTCGGACTAGTTCAGGTGATCATCCCGCAGGATTCGGACGTAGCACTTGGACTAAAAACGATTCAAGAACTAATTCCGGATAGCGACCTAATGGGTGAAGGGAAAGAAGACGAACCACATGTAACCGTTCGCTATGGAATACTACCCGGTGCTGACATATCTAAGCTACGTGATTACCTTGCTTCAGTTCAACCGTTTGAAGTGACCACTGGTAAAATCACTGCCTTTTCCCCTAGTAAGAATTCAGACTGGGCGTGTCCATTAGTAGTTGAGATAGATTCCAGTCCGACGCTCACTAAGTACTCCGAAGATCAAGCAAGAGATGATCATGGTAGATTCGCAAGTGAAGACGGAGCGCCATCGACAGATAAACCAGTTACGCTGGTATTCAGTGGCACTTTCAATCCGCCTCATATGGGACACGTACAAGCTGTCACCGACGCGCTCAATCACATGAAAGACAATGGCTATGATGTCAAGAATGTGGTTGTGGTTCCCGCGCCACAGAGATTAGTCGATAAGAAGTTAGGTGATAAAGCGTATCCATTGGATGAACGTGTAGAGCTTGCTCGTCGTACATTTACAACTGACACGGTCAACCATCCTAACGTTACTGTAACTGGGGAACCATCTGATGCCGCAGACAAGTTGGAAGGAAAACTAAAGCGTACACACACCGCAGATTTTCTGCAATCGAAATACCCAGATACTTCCGTGGTCACTATCACTGGTGAGGATTCCGCGCCAGGCGCGAATCCACCAAAGGCACCAGCTCTATACTCCGGTGACAAAGGAACGAGTCACGAAGGGCACTATTACTTCAACGCGCCACGCGCAACAGAAGGCGGTTTCAGTTCAACTGCAATTCGTAATGCAATCCGCGAAGGTAAAGAGTTACCAGCGGGTACAATGCATCCCAACGCGGTTAGCTATCTTCCGTCTCTCTTTGAGCACCACCCCGGTATCAAGAAGGTTCTCAAATACTCGGAAGATCAAGCACGAGATGATCATGGAAGGTTCGCGAGCGAAGGTATTGCCATAGACAAAGTCTCTGAGTTGAATAGTAGTCACGCACGTGGCCCGGAAGACAAAGAATTGAAGGGATGGGCAGAAACTTATGCTCACTTTCAAAACTCGAAAGACCCGAGAGAACAAAATGCCTACAACGCAAGTATACTCGGTGAGCATATTTCCGAAGAATTGATGGAACAACAACATTGGGAAGATGAGCATCCCGGCCCGCGTGGTACACACGTTCTGATTCTCAAGGATGATAAAAATACCATTGTAGGCGCGCTACAAACATATGATGGTAAGAGGGACGAACCATATACCGTGTCTTACCTCGCAACTAATCCTAAAATTATCATGGGCGATATGGCATACAAAGGTGTTGGTACTACACTCATGATTAAAGCTGCAAATGACGCAGCCGCATTAGGTAAGGGAGTAGAGCTTTATGCGCTTGAAGGTGCCGAAAGCTTTTATTCCAAACTGGGTATGGCGCGTAGCGTGACTAACATTGGACAGGTTAAGTTTAATTGGACACCGGAACAAGCTGCGTCTTTTGCGAAGCATGGTATGACTAAGTTCACGCAAGATGAAGTTAGGAAAATGATAGCTGCGGCAATAAAAGAGGAAGAGACTACACCGCCACTCGCGTCGATTCCGGAATCTAAAAAACTTGGTAAGTACTCCGAAGATCAAGCGAGAGACTATCATGGAAGGTTTGCGAGTGAAGACGCGACTCCAGAAGAGCATGACAATCATTTAGCATCCACTCCAATAAAAACCATCTCTACTCTGGGCGGTGGAGTCACTGACACTCGCATGGTTAATTTTGAAGATGGTACCAAAGGTGTATTTAAACCGGACAGTGGCGAGTCTAAAGGTCAACGCTTTGACATCATGGAAGGTTATCAGTCAGCGCGTGAGGCGGGAGCATGGGAAGTCGCGAAGGCGGTTGGGTTAACTGATCTAGTTACGCCTGCTATCGTTCGTACCATTGATGGAGAAAAAGGTGTGGTACTGGAATGGCAGAATGGAGATATAGCTCGGAACTTGACCAACACCAAAGCTTTTGATGGAGATGACGATTTAGCTAGAGCTGCAGCGTTCGATTATGTCATCGGTAACGAAGATCGGCACCCCGGAAACTGGATTGTGCAAAACGGAAAACTCAAGCTAATAGATCATAGTTTGTCATTTCCCGACAGGATGTCTTATAGTTCCGGTGGCAATGGTATGTTTTTAGATATGGCTGAAAGACGGTTTGATCCCAACTTGGAAAAGACTCCATCTACCTACGCCGCTGACTATGAAAAGGCATGGCCCAAGATTCAAGAAAGACTCAAGGCAGTTGGACTGAATGACCAAGCTATCGGTAGAGTGCAAGACCGTATTACTGATCTTGGAAAAACCGACAAGTGGGGAAAGTTGACACAAGTATGGCGTTAACCTGTGAAATTCTCGTGACGAAGTTCAACAAACAAGTTTTAGCAGGTTTAGTTGTGTTGGATGGTCAGAAGGTTTCACTATCGAAGGTAGCCAAAGACTATCAACTTCTCATGGACTCAGTGCTAAATGATCCAATCAAGCTCAATGGTCGTCAGGTCACAGCGCGAAGTGACCCTGAAGAGTGGTTTCGCGCTTTGCCTTCTGTTTTAAATGGGACGTATCTACGTGCTCGTATTACTGATGCTGGTACAAAGTGATGAATAGAGCAGTAGCAAAGTACTCCGAAGTGATGAATGATAATAGAGTAGCGAAGTACTCTGAAGATCAAGCACGTGATGACCACGGAAGGTTTGCGAGTGGTGGCGGTGAGGCACCTAAAGGTGACGTTGATGCCTTTGAAAAAGAGTTAGATGTAAAAGAGCTTAAATTGAGTCCTAATACTTCGTGGATGTATGTCGATACACCGAAAGGACAAGCGGGATTAGACATTCATGATTTGCATAACTCCAATAAACCTGGCGTAGAGATTCATTGGTTGACTGCTCAGGAGCGTGGTTCGGGTAGAGCTGCTATGGAGAGAGTAACTGAGCTAGCAGATAAACATGGGATATACGTTAGTCTATGGGCACGTCCTTTGCCCGGACAAGGAGCAAACGAAGGTTTTACTCCAAAGAAAGCTCAGCTTGAAAATTTCTATAGAGGATTTGGATTTGAAGTTGATCGTCGTGATAATGGTAAGTATGCTTACATGATTCGTGCTCCAAAGACTAATAACAAAGTTCAGAAGTACTCAGAAGATCAAGCGCGTGATGATCATGGTAGATTCGCGAGTGAAGATGAGACGCCGACTGGATTCTATCCGGGAGAAGAAGGACATGGCGCAAAGGGCGCAGTAAAGCTTTCTTCTCTTGGTATATTACCGGAAGGTTGGATTACCAAAGACGGGGAGTTTATCATCAACCGGGATAATGGTGGATTTCACGCTCGCTCCGCGTTACAGAATGGATTACTGAATGAAGCTCAGGCGAAGAGAGTCGCGGTTAACGCAGGAGAAACTTCAAACATAGTCGGCTACGCCATTGACGCGGGAAACATTCGCGTGACTTCTGAGAATGGTATCGCTGGGATGCAAGGAGCAAAAGATGATTCGAGCACCTTAGAGCATATGAGAGACGGTATAGCTCATGTAACCAGTAAACATATCATCATTGAGCTATGGCCCAAGACTAATGTTGCAACTAATATTGCTGCCCGATCAGCACAGGAAGGTGTCATTCGCGGGAGCTTCAGCGGAGAAACAGCGTCAGAGGACGCGGATAAATGGCTTGCTTCAGGTGCAACTCGTAGTGTGGTCAAGCTCACAAAGCAACGTCCACTTGAAGATCGTCTCGAATTCCAAGGGATGAAAATCTCCATCGAGAATGGTAAGGGTTCGACTAGATCAGGTGTAGGCAAAGATGGTAAACCGTGGTCTATAACCATGACGTATCCATATGGCTACATTCGCGGGACGGAAGGAGTAGATGGTGACCATGTGGACTGCTTTATTGGCCCAAGTAAAGACGCGGCTTTCGCTTATGTTATTCATACTAAGGAGCCTTCTACTGGGGACTACGACGAAGATAAAGTAATGCTTGGGTGGGATTCTGCTGCTGAAGCTAAGAAAGCATTTTTGGATAACTACACCAGCCCAGACTTCTACCAGTCGATGGACGTTTTACCGATGGATGAATTCAAGGAAAAAGCGTTCGCGACAGCAGATGAACCTGCAATGATCAAAGACGCGACTACATCCGGTATCTCAACTCAGACTGGATTGAACGCCTACAACTTTGAAGTGGATGGTGACAGGAGAAAGAATAAGCGGAGAAAAGATAGAAGTCTACAGAAAGACTTGAGTCCACTTGAGCTAATCAATCAGGAAGTAGCAGACTACGCAGAATTTAAACCTGCAACGTTTGACTTCCATCCTCATATGACTATCGCCTACCTAAAGCCTGACTGTGATAGCATGAAGTTAGTAGGCAATCAGATTTTATCCGGACAAAAAGTCTTAATTGATTCTCTTACAATTACCAAAGCAGATGGTACGAGTGAAGTAATCAAGTTAGGTACTGCGGTCAAGAAGTTGTTTGATACTGCCTATACGGTTCCTGAACGTGTAAAGTTGTTCAATACAGCGTGTAAGGTTCCCGCTCGTGTCAAGATATTTTTGAACGATGAAAAAACGTTAGAATATTGCAAACGCAAATTCGAGAATGGTGGCATATTTAAAGGTGACCCGTTCATTCCGCCACCGCCAATCAATAAGTATTCCGATGATCAACCTCGTGATTATCATGGTCGCTTTTCCAGTGAGGGTGGTGAAGGTGGTGGTGAGACGAAGCAGATAGTTTCGATGACTCCACAAGAAAGAGAATCGCGCCTCGCGTCTTCAAAGGTAAGTGACGTACATGACTTAGGTGGCGGAGTCAGTGACACTCGGGTGTTGACATACGATGACGGAAGCAAGGCAGTCTTTAAACCCGGCGCAGGAGAAGCACCGGGGATGAGACGGAACATAACCAACGGATTCCAGACGGAAAGAGAAGCAGGAGCGTGGCAGGTAGCGAAAATCGTTGGAATGGATGACATAGTCACCCCAGTTGCGATTACCACTGTCTTAGGTCAACGTGGCGCGGTGTTAGAGTGGCAGAATGGTGATGTTGCAGCAAACGTAGACGGTCATCGCATGTTTGATGGTGAGGAAGACTTAGGTCGTGCTGCAGCCTTTGATTACATCATAGGTAATGAAGATCGCCATAGTGGCAACTGGATTGTTTCTGACGATGGTAAGCTACACTTGATTGACCACGGCCTTTCATTTCCAGATAAGTCTGCCTACTTAACCAGTAACGATGAATTCATTACCGCGGCACACGATACACTTGACAAGATGCCTCATGAGTTTTCTGAACCCTATGTAGAAAACAGTGACAAAATCAATAAGGCGTTGACTAATCTTGGTTTGCCTCAAGGTGCAATTGATGGTGTGAATAGGCGCATCATGGAACTTGCGAACTATAACAACTGGACGCAACTAAAGAATGACAGCTCGTCAGATTACGCGCAGCAGTGGTTAGCAGGAGAAAGTGATCGTACTAAGCACGGACAGTTTTCATGAAATGTGAGTTACTAGTTACGACGCCATCAGGACAGGTAGTTGCAGGAACAATTACCCTATTGGGCGACCAACTATCCGTTGATTCAAAGGACGGGTACAGTCGCCTCGTAAAGAACATTCTCACTACTTCAGTTTGGTCTGATGACGTGAGGATAAGCGCGACTAATAATCCGCAGGAATGGATCAAGGCGTTACCAAAGATGTTTAATGGTAGCTACATGAGAGCGAAGATGGTGGATGATCCAACCGATGTCAATCGCTACACAACGACGCCAAAAAATCTAGTAGTTCCTGCTCGCGTGAAGTTAGTCACTGTTGCGAAGTATTCCGAAGATCAAGCTAGAGATGATCATGGTCGCTTTTCTGGTGATGCTGTACATGGTCAATCAGACACGAAGGACAACGAAGACTGGGCACGCGCAAAACGTAACTTAGGTTTGCCACCGGACGCGCCTTATTCCTCTGCAATATCCGCAGAAGCTACACGGTTGAAGTCAGAGCGAACAAAGAAAGTCATGATTGCAAAGGCACATAAGATCAAGATTGATCCCGACTATAAACACCCTGTACTTACAGTAGCTCAATCTAAGCTACAGAATACTATTTCATCTACCTTCAAAAAGCAACAGGGTAGGTTGATTGCAATCATTCGTAAGCATATAAACAAGTTGAAACCACTTCGGGTGAAGAAATCCCGCAAAATATTTAAGGCAGATGAGTCATCTTTCTTAGACGCTCTCATTCAACGTTATTTAAATTTAGCACCAGCAAGATATAACGCTCTTCCTTCTCCGCTTCAGACTGGATTGTTGTCAGAAGCGTCAACACAAACTCCGCTTACCGATGATCAACTACTTGAGCTGTTGAAACAAGCGGAAGATAATGCTGATGCGATGCGTGATGTTCTCAAGGAAGTAGGTGAGACAGAAGACGCGGAGTTAAGTTCACAGTCCGGGGCCGAGCAGTTAAATGACGCGCAAAACGCGTTAGAGAGTGCTGCGAGCGTTGGCGCAGACAAAGGAATCACCGAACTCAATATCACCAACAACGATGTGATTGCTAGCGCAGACGCTGCGTCTCAGGCATGGGCACAAGATCGTGCGGCGGAAATGGTCGGGATGAAATGGGTTGACGGTGAGCTAGTAGATAACCCAAACGCGAAGTGGGTAATCTCGGATACCACCCGGTCAGATATTAATCGCATAGTTACTGACGCGTTCTCTAAACCTACATCGATACAAGATGTGACTCAAGCGATACAGGACGCGGGAACTTTTTCAGATGAACGAGCAGCGAACATCGCGAGAACCGAAATAGGTAATGCTCAGGTACAAGCGAATTTCCTCGCGTGGCAAGAAGCAGGCAACATAGCAAAGCTTAATTTTTTAACTACCAATGAGTCTGACGTTTGTGAAGTTTGCTTAGACTTTGAGGATGACAATCCTTATGACTTTTCTGAGGCACCGATTCCAATTGAGGACACTCACCCGTCTTGCAGGTGTATTCTAGTTCCGGTATTTGGGGATGGTCAAGAAGAAGAATAATGGCGTTTCAAACTAGAACGGTTGCGTCATTCACAGCGCATAATGTATCAAATTCTTCTGGCTACAATCAAGCAAACCATTCTGATTTGTTCACTGGTTCAACAAACCATGATGGTAATATCATTGCAGTAAATCCTGCTTTGTGTGATGACTCGGAAAATGCTGCGGCTCCAATGGTCATCAGCAAAGAGACAGTTCGTAACTTGATGCCCGTTGGTTGGACTGGACGTATTGCCATTCATTCTATGTTGTGGTGGGGAAGAGCGAACCATCCGAACATCGGAATAGACGACAGTGATCCCGCTACGATTGCGAAGATAGTGCAAGATATAATTGACCGTGGTTATGACATTCTCATTCCAGACTGGTATCACCCAACAAAAACTACTGTCACGAATGACGCTCTTGTAGATTTGTGGTTCACTGCCGCAAACAACCTTGGTTTGAATATCATGCTCATGATTGATCAACAGTATTTTGGTAATCAGGGGAGTACAGCCGCGACGATGCAGGCAGACATAATCTCTGCAATCAATCATCTGATGGATCGTTATGCTTCAAATCCTCAGTATGAGTGGTTTACATTCAACGGAGTATCACGTCCAATGCTTTTGTTGTGGGATGTCGCGGCGGTTGCTGGTGCAAACGTCGATTGGAATGCAGTTAGTGCAGCAGTAATTCCTCACTCGAATCCACTCTTGATTCAGTATCAGAATAGTGGATTCACTGTGGCTAAGAGTGATGGTAGTCTGTCTTGGATAGATTCGAATGCAGATTCAGTATCCAGTCCGTCCGGCATTTTGTACCTTACGAATAGCTGGTTCCCTGCTTGTAACTCTCATCCCAGTTTGATTCATGTTAGCTCTTGTTGGCCCGGATTCAATGGGACTCTTACAAGGCAAACATCGTGGTCACTGGGAAAATACATCAGTCAAAATGGCGGTCAAACGTGGCTAGATACTTGGGGTGCAAATGCAAGTTACGTAAGTGGTGGTGGACGAATTGATTTTCTCGCTACTATCATTCTTGATGACTTTCAAGAAGGTTCCGCAATTCAAGGCGGTATCAGGACAGATGTTGTAGTAACTGCTAGTATCGCTGGTAGTCTGGTAACCTTCACTATCACAGGCACAGAAAATACTGTCCGACAATATAATTTGTGGGGAACTACAGATGGCACAACTGCCTATCTACTTTCTACGGTTCTTCCGGGTGCCACGAAGCAATTTGATTTGAGAAACATGCTAGTTCCTTCGACTGGCGTCTATACGCTTTATGTTGAAGCTCAAGGAATGCCGTGTCTGCAAAATAAGATGGCACCACAAACATTCTCAGGTGTCTCTCTTGGTACTGGGCAACTTTTGGAATTCTTTACTCCCGCGTAGTTGATATGGCTACAGGTTCAAATACACCTAATCTAGACCTATTCAAACCCACAAATGATTCTTTTGACTGGGGTGATCAGGTCAACGCGAACTTTGATAAGCTAGATACAGCTTATGCAGAGAACTTGGCGGGTGTTACTGGCCCGACTGGTTACACGGGAAATGTTGGCCCACAAGGTAATCCGGGCGCACAAGGTACACCGGGTGTACAAGGTAATCCGGGAGTACCGGGAACTCAAGGCCCGACAGGAGCACCGGGAGCACCGGGTATTCAAGGCAACAAGGGTGATCAGGGTATTCAAGGAATTCCGGGTATTCAAGGAATTCAGGGTAGCCAAGGCCCACAAGGTTCACAAGGTACGGTTGGAACTCAAGGTGCAACTGGCCCAACTGGTTACACCGGGAGTCAAGGTACACCGGGAACTCAAGGTGCGAGTGGAAATACTGGCTACACAGGTTACACTGGAGCGACAGGTTACACCGGAAGTCAAGGTACTGCTGGAATTCAAGGTGTAAGTGGAAATACTGGTTATACTGGCTACACTGGAGCGACAGGCTACACCGGATTAGCTTCGAATGTGACTGGGCCAACTGGATACACCGGAAGAACTGGTTACACTGGCTACACGGGTTACACCGGAATTCAAGGTACGGCAGGTTCAACTGGCCCCGCAGGTTCCGCGTCATCGACTGGTGCAACAGGATACACCGGATACACCGGAGCGACTGGTGCTGCGGGAGTAGCTTCAGCTACTGGTGCGACTGGATACACCGGGCCTCAGGGTGGCGCGTCATCGACTGGATCAACTGGTTACACCGGGACACCGGGAACTACCGGGCCAACTGGTTACACTGGTGCTCAAGGAGTAACTGGTTATACAGGTTATACCGGAACTCAAGGTGCAACTGGTTTTACGGGTTACACCGGAACTCCGGGTACTACTGGCTACACTGGTTACACTGGTGCTCAAGGAGTAACTGGTTATACAGGTTACACCGGAACTATCGGTACTACTGGCTACACCGGGTACACCGGAAGTCAAGGTATACCGGGAGCGACAGGCCCGACTGGTTACACTGGATTACCATCAACTGTGGCAGGGCCAGCGGGGCCAGCAGGTTCACAAGGTGCACAAGGTTTACAAGGTGCAGCAGGGCCACAAGGCCCACAAGGTAATCAGGGAGTACAAGGTAATCAAGGAGTACAAGGCCCAGCAGGTTCGACTGGCCCACAAGGTTCGATTGGTGTTACGGGTTCGACTGGTTATACTGGACTTGGCGCAGATAATTTCAGTAACTTAGTTTCAGCAGTAGTTGGAAAGCCAAGCGTTAGTCAACTGGTGATGATCTATACCGCTGCGACTTCAATGCAGTTTCCAGCGAACTTCGCGACTCCAAATTCGAAGGGTTCTGTTGGTGCGAATCCAACAGCCACCGCAACTTACATAGTTAGCAAGAACGGTACTCAGGTAGGCACAGTAGCAATTTCAACAACTGGTGTCTTCACTTTTAGTACAACTGGTGGCACTGTTGTAACGTTGAATCCGGGTGACAGACTAACGGTTACAGCACCAGCTACGCAAGACTCAACATTATCCGATGTAAGTATCACCTTGGCTGCAACTAGATCGGGAGTTGTATCACCGGGAACGCCAATTCCAATTGTAACTTGGAGAGGGGCGTATGCAAGTGGTACTGCTTACGGAATAAATGACGCAGTCTCCTATCAGGGTTCTAGTTATATTTGCATTGCTCCTACCACGGGTAACGTACCGACTAATGTTTCCTTCTGGAATATACTAGCACAAAGTGGTTTTACTGGGTACACCGGGTACACCGGGCCATCAGGTTCAGCCTCTGCTACTGGTGCAACTGGCCCAGCGGGTGCAGCAGGTTCTACTGGCCCCGCAGGTGTTGGTTCGACTGGCCCTTCAGGAAGTCCGGGCGCGACTGGTTACACTGGGTATACTGGTGCCGCAGGATCAGGGGGAGTAACGGGCGCAGAATTGACTGCTAACAAAGATCAAGCGGGTGGTTATGCAGGACTAGATAGTAGTGCAAACCTGCTTGATCAAGAGCAATCAGTTTATGTTCGTGATGTGAAGGTTACGACTACGACTGCTGCGACTTCAACCGTCAATGATCAAACCTTGTATGCCGGCCCAGTTGTTTCCGCAGGTTATTTTGATGCTGTTGGTAGAGGTATGAAGTTTCGTGCCTTTGGAACGGTTAATGTTGCAGTTAATACAACGACCTTTCAAATAAGGTTAGTTGTGCAGGGAGTCACAACCCTGCTTATGTTTGCAGCTCAGACTTTACCTGTCGCAGGAACTAGTTATCCGTGGGAAGCAGAATTCTCACTTGTTCGTCGCACTACCGGAACAACTGGTGTTTGCTCAGTGTTTGGTAGACTAACGGTAGCTCAGTCTCCGGTTGGTACAGCAGGTGTACCGAAGGTTGATATTAATCAAGTGGTAACTAATCCAGTTGATTTTACTGTCCAGCAGACAGTGTCGATTGTCGGTACTTTCAATGTGGCATCAGCGAGCAATGTTTACACCGTGAATGGTGGAGAGGTAGTACGGTTTGGCAGCTAGAATTCAACAAGTAGCAGCAGTTACTAGTGGAGCTGCAACACTAACAGCAACTATTGCTGCTTCAAAAGCTAACAGTTTGATTGTTGCTTATCTAACTGTACTAGGAACATCGGGTGCAATTACAGTTAAAACTAATTCAGGCACCAGCTTAACGATTGCGAAGAATTTAACAACGCCGTTTCTGGCTGGTGTTTACTTTCTTCCTGCTTCACCAGCAGGTGTGACTAGTATTGCTACAACGTTTACATTTAATCAAGCAAGTTTAATCGTAGCAGAATACTCTGGTATTCTCGCATCTCCATTGGATCAAGCAGCAGGTAAAGACAATGGGTTTGATACTGGAGCACCAAACTGGACTTCTGGTGCAACCGCTGCTCTCGCACAATCCGGCGATTTAGTTTTAGGTTTTGCCTCAGAGGTTAGAAAAGGTACTAGAACATTCACGCCGGGTTCTGGTTTTACTTCAGTTATTACTACTTCTGATGGAATTGCTTACATGGAAGAAATGTTAGCTTATGGAAGTACAACTGGAATTGCTGCGACTGGTACTTTTTCTCCAACGACTACAGACTATGAAGTAATGGCGTTTGTAGTTGCGTTTAAACAAGCTGTTGTCGCAACACCACCACCGATTTTGATGTACATATCAAGTTAAGAGGGTTTACTAAGTGGCATCTGGTACAACAACCCCGTTTTTAAGTCTCTATAAACCTTTCCGTGGTGAGGTTGGTTGGGACGCGGCAGTAAACCAGAATTTTGATCTAATCGATACCTTTGCAGAAGAGAACTCTCAAGGTTCGACAGGTGGAGCAGGTAGTACTGGATCAACTGGCTACACCGGATACACTGGCTATACTGGCCCTGCCGGGAGTGGTGGAACTGGTTCGGGTTCTACTGGAGCGACTGGATATACCGGAACACCGGGAGCTACTGGTGCAACTGGTTACACGGGTTACACCGGAAGGACTGGCTACACGGGTTATACCGGGAGCCAAGGTACTGCTGGAACTATAGGCGCGACTGGATATACAGGGTACACCGGAACCGGAACCATTGGTGCAACAGGATATACCGGGTACACCGGGTCTCAAGGTTCAACTGGTTACACTGGCCCCGCTGGAGTAGCAGCGAATACCGGGCCAACAGGTTACACCGGGCCAGCAGGTGTTGGTTCAACTGGTGCAACCGGATACACTGGCCCCGCAGGTTCAGGTTCTGCTACTACCGGGCCGACTGGTTACACTGGTGCTCAAGGCGCGACTGGTTACACCGGGAGTCAAGGTAATCAGGGAGCAACTGGCCCAACTGGTTACACCGGGAGTCAAGGTACTGCTGGAAGTCAAGGTATACCGGGAACTACGGGTGCAACTGGATTTACAGGTTACACTGGAAGTCAAGGTACTGCTGGAACCATTGGCCCGACTGGTTACACGGGTTATACCGGGAGTCAAGGTACTGCTGGAACTCAGGGGGCGACTGGATATACAGGATACACCGGGAATACTGGTGCTCAAGGTTCTCAGGGGATTGTAGGGGTTACTGGGCCTCAAGGTGTCACCGGATACACCGGATACACTGGTGCGGGTGCTTTTACTGGTTACACAGGTTATACCGGACAGTCATCCACGGTCACCGGGCCAACTGGATACACCGGAACTCAAGGTACTGCTGGAACTCAAGGTGCAACTGGATACACTGGCTACACGGGATACACTGGGTACACCGGGAGTCAAGGTACTGCCGGAACACCAAGTACGGTAACTGGGCCAACTGGTTATACAGGTTACACCGGGACTGCTGGAACCATAGGCGCGACTGGTTACACCGGATACACTGGTGCTCAAGGTTCAACTGGCTACACGGGTTACACCGGAACTCCGGGTGGTGCTTCATCGACTGGTTCTACCGGGCCAACTGGTTACACTGGCGCTGCTGGTAGTGGTGGCGGTGGTTTTATAAATATTCAGAGCCAACTACCTCAAGTTACTGGTACTGCTGCTGATGCAACATTATTCACCGCTTCGCTTACTGCTGGGGTGCTGACAAGTTCAACTAAGGTCATAATCAAGTTTTCAATTTCTCACGTTGGTTCAGCTTCGTGTATCTATAAACTCAAATGGGGAACTGATTCTTTTACCATTTTAACTAGCACTGCTGCAGCAGTGGTCGGAGAAATAGGAATCACACTCGGTCTTCAAGGTCAACCCACTCAACAAGTGGTTTCTAGCAGTGTGCAACAAAATGCGCTTTCACCAACACTTACAGTTAATGCCGGAACTCAAGCTGCTGGTAGTGCAATTACTGTTACGATTACAGGGAATGTTGCAGCGACTGATAGTTTCACTCCACAACAGTTTGCGATGGTTAGTGTTCTAGCTCAAGGGATAACTGGTTCCACTGGTTATACTGGTGCTCAAGGTACACCGGGAGCTACTGGTGCAACTGGTTATACAGGTTACACTGGTGCTCAAGGTACTGCCGGAACTCAAGGTACTACTGGCTACACTGGTTACACGGGTTCTGTAGGCGCAGCTTCAACAGTAACCGGGCCAACTGGTTATACAGGTTACACCGGAAGTCAAGGTACAGCGGGAACTCAAGGCCCAACCGGATACACCGGATATACAGGTGCTCAGGGAATTCAGGGTGTAGTAGGAGCGACTGGATACACCGGATACACCGGAACTCAAGGTATTGTTGGAACTCAAGGTGCTACTGGTTACACCGGGTACACCGGGACTGCCGGAACTCAAGGAGTCACCGGATATACTGGCTACACCGGATACACTGGAGCAGGAAATTTCACTGGCTACACCGGATACACTGGGCCAGCGGGTGCTGCGTCAACCGTTACCGGATACACTGGCTACACTGGTTACACCGGATCAGCGGGTACTGCTTCAACCGTAACCGGGCCAACCGGATACACTGGAGCTTCATCTACCGTAACCGGGCCAACTGGTTACACTGGACTTATAGGCCCGACTGGTACTACTGGTTACACCGGAAGGACTGGCTACACTGGTTACACTGGAGCAGGAAACTTCACTGGTTATACTGGTTACACCGGGCCAACTGGTTACACTGGAGCAGGGAATTTCACTGGCTATACCGGCCCGACTGGTTACACGGGATTAGGCACTGATAATTTTACGCATGTTGTTTCTGCTGTTGCAGGAAAACCTACCGCCAGTCAACTAGTTTGTATTAGTACGGTAGCTGCTCCTGCTCAATTTCCTGCTGACTTCAACACTCCAACTTCTCAGGCATCAGTAGGTACTAATCCAACTGCAACTGCCGTCTACACCATCTACAAGAATGGAGTGCAAATTGGAACTTGCACATTCAATACATCAGGGGTAGAAACATTTTCTTCCAGTGGTTTAGTGGTAACTGCTAATCCGGGTGATAGATTAACAATTCTTGCACCAGCTACTCCAGATGCTACGATGGCAGATGTAAGTATTAACCTTGTCGCAACTCGTTCTGGTGTAGTCGCGCCAAGTACTCCAATTCCGATTTTAACTTGGAGAGGTGCTTACAATGCAGGCACCACGTATGGAGTCAATGATGTAGTTAGCTACCAGAATTCAAGCTACGTTTGTATTGCTCCGTCTACTGGAAATCTTCCGACCAATACTTCGTTCTGGGCTTTGATGGCTCAAGCAGGTGCGACTGGTTATACGGGTTACACCGGATACACTGGAGCTTCATCTACCGTAACCGGGCCAACTGGTTACACTGGGTCTGCTGGAACACCAAGTACAGTAACTGGCCCGACTGGATATACTGGCCCTGCCGGAACTCAAGGTACGACTGGTTATACTGGTTACACTGGTGTTGCAGGTTCCGCGTCAGCTACTGGTGCGACTGGTTATACTGGTGCTGGTGTCGGTACGGGCGGAGCTGCGCTACTTTCGGCGACTGCCGCAATCAGTCAAACGGAAACAATTGCAGTAAAAACTCCTGCACTTGCTGCAAATAGATTAATTGCAGGTACTGTTCTTCAGTGTCATATGCTGGGTACTGCTACTGGTGGTAATGCTTCCCAGCCGGTGTTTACAATGCGTTGGGGAACTTTGGGTACGACATCAGATACAGCAGTATGTACTTTTACATTCGCCGTTCAAGCTACAACAGGAACTAGCATTCCTTGGGCTATCCAAATCATGTTCACGGTTAGAACCGTTGGTGCTGCTGGCACAGGAATGGCGATGGCCATATTGTTAAATACAAGCGGTGCGGCAGTTGGTACAGCTTGTACTGGTATATCTCTTGTTCCCGTTCAGATTATTCAACCAGCGATGAGTGCCTTCGACACGACAATAGCGAATGGCATCTTATCATTTTCTATTAAAACTGGTAATGCTTCAAATACAATCACTGCTAGTGAAGCAATCATAGAGGTAGTGAATAACTAAGACTTTCAATGGATAAGGTATAGAATATGGCATTCAAAACTAGAACCGTAAAATCCTTTACAGCACACAACGTCACAACGGCTCCTGATTACAACAAGGCAAACTATCCAGACTTGTTTACTGGCAGAACAAACCATGATGGGAATTGGTTATCTGTTGATTCGAAATGGTTTGATGACTCGGAGAACGCAGCAGCACCGATGACTATCAGCAAAGAATCTGTCCGAAATTTGATGCCTTCAGGTTGGACAGGGCGTATTGCGATGCATTCGATGTTGTGGTGGGGGCGTTCAAATCATCCTGATATCGGGGTGAATGATACTGATCCTGCTACAATCAAAAACATCGTGCAGGACATGATTGACCGTGGCTATGACGTTCTCATCCCGGATTGGTATCACCCAACGAAAACCACTTGCACAAATGATGCAACAGTTGATCTATGGGTGACTGAGTGTAACAATCTGGGTTTGAATTTTATGATCATGATTGACCAGCAGTATTTCGGCAATCAAGGTAGTACATCCGCCACAATGCAAGCGGATATCATCATGGCAATCAACCATGTGATGGATCGCTACGCTTCAAATCCGAAGTATGAGCACTACATGTTCAACGGTGAATCCCGTCCCATGCTCTTACTTTGGAATGTAGCTTCAGTTGCTGGTAAGAATGTGGATTGGAATAAAGTAAGCGATGGAGTTAGATCACATTCCAATCCTCTCTTGATCCATTATCAAGCGAATGGATTCAACGTAGCAAAGAGTGACGGAAGTCTGTCTTGGCTCGATTCAAATGCAGATAGTGCTGCGAGTCCGTCTGGTAGTGACTACTTAACAAAAAGCTTTCTGCCAGCTTGTACTTCACACCCTAATCAAATTCACATCAGCTCCTGCTGGCCGGGGTTTAATGGAACACTTACAGGGAGTGTTAATTGGTCGCTGGAAAAATATATCAGTCAGAACGGCGGACAGACTTGGCTGGATACTTGGAAAGTGAATGCGGACTATGTTGAGAACGGTGGGCGGATTGATTTTCTTGCCACCATCATACTTGATGACTTTGAAGAAGGTTCAGCCGTCCAAGGTGGTATCAGAACAAAGCTTGGGATAAATACAAGTTTGTCTGGTGATCTATTGAGTTTTACAGTCACCGGAAATGAAAACACCGTTCGCCAGTATAACTTGTGGGGAACTACTGACGGTGAAACCGCTTACCTACTTGCTACAGTCATGCCCGGAGATGCGAAGCAATTTGATTTGAGTAAAGTCTCGGTTCCTGTAGCTGGTAACTACACGTTGTATGTCGAAGTTCAGGGCATGCCTAGTTTGGAGAGTAAGATGGCACAAGAAAAGTTCGAGAATATTCCTCTCGGTGATTCGACTGGCCCAACTGGCCCTAATCCTAGTCCGATTGGCCCTACAGGCCCAACTGGTTACACCGGATATACTGGGCCAGCGGGTTCAGGTGGTTCAGGTGGAACTGATAGTTTAGATGTGAAGACTTCGACTACAACCGCTTCTGCGTCAACCACTAAAGATCAAAACTTATATGTTGGGCCGGCTATGCCTGCGGGTTACTTGGATGTAGTTGGCAGAGGTTTGAAAGTCCATGCTTTCGGGACGGTTCGTGCTTCGACATCTTTTCAGATGAGATTAGTGGTACAGAATGTTACAACACTACTTAGCTTCTCCCCTCAAACTGTGCCATCATCGTCAAGTGATTATCCGTGGGAAGCTGACTTCACAATCATTCGCCGCTCAACTGGGCCTAAGGGTGTTTGCTCTGTAGCCGGCAATCTGATGCTTGCTCAAGCATCTAGTGGTAAGACGAATGTACCAAAGGCCGATGTCAATCAAGTGGTGACCAACCCGGTTGACTTATCCGTCCAGCAAACAATCATGATCGTAGGCACCTTCAGTTCCTCGTCTAGTAATAATTCCTTCACCGTGAATGGCGGGGAGATGGTAAAGTTTGGTAACTAGGAAATGAGGTTAACTAATTGAATCCCCTTTTTAGTATTGTGCTAATCGCAAAAAATGAAGTGAGTAGTCTGCCTCGTTTACTTTCTTCACTGAGTGATTTTCAAGCAAGGCAAGGAGAAGTAGTCCTTGTGGATACCGGGTCAACCGATGGAACACCGGATAAAGCGCGTTCTCTCGGTTGTATCGTGTTTGAAGTAGGCGATCAATTTATCACTACCATCAATACGAATTTCGCGAAGCAGATAAACCATAAGTTCGTTGTGGGTGGAGAAGCTCCGGTAGTGAATCCCGGAGATAAGATATTCAACTTTTCTGCGGCGCGTAATTTTGCTGCGTCCTGCGCGACTACAGACTACGTATCTTTCGCGGATTGCGATGAGAAGTTTACGACATTGGATATCGATGCTATCAATGAACTGATTCAAAAAGGCATCGGACAGTTCGAGTATAACTTCTGCTTCAGTCATGATCAGTTTGGCAACCCTGCAATGAAATTCATCCAGAGCAAATTCTATGACCGTAGATTGCTGCAATGGAGAAACATAGTTCATGAGGTACTTTCCCCTCGGGATGTTTCGGTAGGAGATGCGAAAAGAGCTTTGTTACCGGAAAGCACTCTCTATCTAGAGCATTGGCAGGAGCCGAATCGTGATCATCGTCCAAAATATCTGGTAGGACTCGCGTATGACGCTTTTATGAATCCGTCAGAAGATCGCCAGAGTCATTATCTTGGTCGTGAACTACTTTGGACAGGTCATCCGAAGTCAGCTATTCATGAGTTAACTCGGCATGTAGCTATGAATCGTTGGGATGCTGAGCGTGCTCAGAGTTTGATTTTTATGGGAGATGCCTATGGCATTATTAACCAGCCGGAGAAACAGGTCGAAGCTTACAACAAGGCGTTCTATATCGATTGCAGTCGTAGAGAATCCTTACTACGACTCGCCAACTTCTACAAACACAATCAAAACTTTCAGGCCACTGCCTGCTATGCTTCCGCCGCTTTGGAGATTCCTTGGAACGGATACTACGCAAATGACCATCGTCACTATACCTCGGAACCTCACGCGCTTCTTTACTGGGCAAACGGTTGGATGGGGAAAATAGACAAGGCGAAGGAGCATCTGATGAAAGCTCTTGAATACGAACCGTTCAACCCGGATTTTCATCGTGATACGAGGTTTTACTTTGCTTACGCTGATCCTTGTATTGAAGGTTGGATGACTTACTCGGAGCTTTTGTGGCTCTATGAGACTGCGTCTACTGTGCAGTCTATCGTGGAACTGGGAAGTTGGCAGGGTAAGTCTACTCATGCTTTATGCTCTGGGTGTCCTCACGGTTTGATTACTGCTATCGATCATTTTCAGGGTTCGGATGACGAACGGGACTTGACGAAAGAAGCAGCGAAGACAATGGATGTGTACGGTAACTTTCTTAAGAACATGGCACCATTTCGTAACATCAAGGTCAATGCGAAGAATGTGGAATGGGCAGCGGGAGATTATCCGGATGGCGCGTTCGACATGGTGTTCATTGATGCGGAGCACTCTTATTCTGCGGTTCGTCGTGATATTCGGTTGTGGAAACCGAAGGCGAGGAAGATTCTTTGTGGACATGACTACAGCGACACTTGGCCAGAATTAAAGCAAGCGGTCAAGGATGAACTGGGGGAAGTAGAAGTTCACGCTACCATTTGGATAAAGAGGTTTAATCCGCCAACGCTAACTATCGATGAACTGACTGACAAGATCAGGAACAAAATTCCTTTCTCTTTTGTCAAACGTGGTGATGGAGAACAAGCCTGCATGAGAGGTGACACCGGACAAAATGTGGACGGTCAATCGTACTCAATTGAACTTGCAGAGAAGCTACGCGAGTCATTCCGCTATCTACAAGGTCGTGCTTATGTTGTAGACTTCGATAATCAACAAGAATACAACATGCTTCTTCATCGGACTGACTCTAATCTTGACGCGGTCAAAAACTTTTGGATGACAGTCAAAGATCGTGATCCAAAAAAGAAAGTATTCGTTGGCCCGATTGATTTGTATCGAGGTGGTGTTGGCGATCTACTACAAATTGAGAAGCTCGTAGCAGTTAGTCCTCATGACGCGTTTGGGCAAAATAGCTCGGTGATGCAATCATTAGTTAAGTGCTTAATTGAGATAGGAGATGACGTAATTTTCATTTTCTGTGCGGGACTCGCGTCCAAAGTTTGGATTGCGGAGCTTATGAAGATTCATCCCGTTACCTGTATTGATGCAGGTAGTAGCTTCGATCCAATTTTCCTGTATCAAAGTAGAACATACCAAGCAGATAGGGAAACGCTACATAGGTTGTACGGTTTGTCAGAAACACCACAAAGTCCAGTCCGGGTAAAGCTTATTAAAAAAGAGCCGAGAGTTTCAATCGTAAAAGAGCCGATGGTTTCAATCGTGATTCCGACTGTCCAGCCGGAGAGAAAAGAAAAATGGCTTCGACTACTCGCGCACTTACCGGGAACCGTGGGTTACCAAAACTATGAAGTGATAACCATGCAGGATTCTCTTGAAGATCGTAAGGGTTGCCCAGTCATGGTTGCACAAGGTGTGGAGAAAGCTACCGGAGAATTGATATTGTTTCTAGGCGACGATGTAGTACCGGAACAAAACTTTCTCCGTTACGCGGTTGACGCGATGATTAAACACTTCCCGGACTTCGATGGCCTGATAGGTTTGAATGACGGTAACTGGGGTGATCGCCTCGCGACTCACTGGCTGGCTGGTAAAAAGTTGCTTCCACTGATAGGTGGAGAGTTTTTCCACACTGGTTACAATCATGTCGGGTGTGACAATGAGCTAACTGGCCGTGCCCGCAAACTTGGTAAATACTTCTGGTGCAAAGAATCAATGGTACAGCACCACCATCCTTTGCACACCGGACACATGGAAGAAATGGACGAAGTGTACAAGGTTGCGTGGAATGAAGAGTCGGTGAGACGGGACAGGGAGTTACTTAAGCAACGGTCTGAGGAATTTGGATTTGAATTGATCGTATGAGCGCGTGGGGATCATCAGCGTGGAGTTCTTCTGCGTGGAGTTCCGTAGAAGCGGGTTTAACGTTTGGCTACGGTGTTGAGCAGTGGGGTTTAACTCCTTGGGGTGGAACCGTAATAATAGTTCCAGCTAAGTTCTTATCTGCGGTTTTTGTTGATGAGCAAGTACTAGATATGCAACTAGATGTCATTCACTTCTTGTCAGCTAGCTTTGTTGATGAGCAAGTACTAGATATGCAACTAGACATAATCCACGCTGTAATGATGTATTCGATGGACTTTCAATCGCTTCAAATTTCGGAACTGGAAGACGCCTTCACTAATCCTAAAGGAAACTAAAGTGCTTTACTGGAATAATGACGATAAAGTTGCAGTCAAAATCACGGATTTGAGTACCGGACTTCCTGTCACCGATGCACAAGTACTAGTGAGCTATTACATTGGTCGTGACCGGAATCATCCCGAAAAAGCGCCGGGAGAAGTGCTTCCCGGACTACAAGACTTGTTTCTATCGGCTGACACTACTCTCGGTGATGGTTGGTACTCAACTCAAGTTGAAAGTGCGTCAGTTCCCGCGCCCGGTGCCTATGTCAGAGTTACAGTTGCAACTACTCCGGCAGGTGCGAATGGTCACTGGGAAGACTTTGTTACAGTCGCTGTGAGAAGGAATACGGATAATTAATTTCTATGACCGCCCAAGAAGGATGGTACGGAGTTGATTTTGATGGTACTCTAGTAACGATTCCGGATAAAGACATACGTGACGATCCTAGTTATGTTGGTGATCCTATTTGGCCAACTATCTACCGTGTACAACAACGGTTAGCTGCTGGTCAAATAGTTAAAATCTTCACTGCCCGAGTCTGGAATGATGGTTCTGAAGAAAGACTGAAGGCGGTGATGATAGGTTATTCTGTCGTCTCCGCCTTTTGTCTGGAATTTTTTGGTGAAGTGTTACCGATTACCAATGAAAAAGACCCGTGGATGATTGAGCTAGAGGACGATAGGGTGGTTCAAGTAGGTAGGAACACCGGCTATCCGGTTGGTTGGAACAATGAATGGTAATGAATGGCGAGGATACTATGGAAAAGGCAGAAAGAGTTCCGCTTTCAATTTCAATGGGATCATTTCGTAAGATTGTACCGATAACGAAGATTGATTCTGCATTGCGAGAGGTATCCGGAATAGTTACCTCTGAAACACCGGATAAGACGGGTGAGATTTGCGACTATGCTAAGTCTAAACCGTACTATCAAGCATGGTCACATGAATTCGCGAAGGCAACGAGTGGAAACTCACTGGGTAACCTTCGCGAAATGCACAAGCTAATCGCCGTGGGTAAGTTGACCAACCTGCTCTATGATGACGACTCGAAAATCATCTATTGCACTGCGAAGGTCGTGGATGAACCCGCCTGGCAAAAGTGTCTACAAGGTGTTTACACCGGCTTTTCTCACGGTGGCGAGTATATTGGTGGAATAGTCACCGATGGTGAATTCAAACGCTACGTTGCGAAACCTTCCGAAGTTTCCCTTGTCGATAATCCCTGCAATCCTGATGCCCATTTCGAATTCGTCAAAACAGATGGATCAGTCGAGCTTCGCAAGTTCAAAAGCGTTCAAGCAGAGAAGACTGTGAAGGGCGCGAAAGATTGGTCGGACTTACCTTCCGTGATCAAGCACTACAGAGATGCGGTTGACAATGGCTACAAACCATCCGTGGAAAAGAAGTCGCCGGAAGGTTGGGAAGGCACCGTCGAAGCCATGAAAGATCATCCGGAGATTGACAACCCGTGGGCACTTGCGAACTGGATGAATGACGAAGGGTATGAAGCTCACAAAGTCACGGAAGGACTGGCAATGAAAACCACTGAAGCGGTTTTTACCAAGGCGGAAGTTAAAGACATGCTGAAGACTCACCACCTTGAAATTGGACGGTTAGTTCTTGCTGCTTTGAACAAGAAGGTCGTTCCGACAGATGGACTCAAGAAAGAAGACGGCAACGAGAACGGTTGTGAGTGTGACTGTGAGAGCTGCAAGGACAATGACTGTGAAGACTGTCCCGGTTGTGATGACGAGCACTGTCTCGGTAAAGCGAAGAAGGCAGCGAAGACGGTTGAAGCTGATCTAGTCGTGAAGCTCGCAAACAGGGCGATGATCAAGAAGGAACTTGCGACTTTCCATAAGGTCAAGTTCGAAGATGACAAGGCGAAGGAAACCGCGTGGAGCAATCTTCTTACTCGTGCGGTGGCAGTTGGCATCCACGTGGAAAAAGTGAATGATCAGGTGATGGATATCCTGCGTACTTCACTGGGAAAGAAATTGGGCAAGTCAAAAGACGAAGTCAAGACTTTGCTTGTCGAACTGGAAAAGCGGGATGTGTCCGACAAGGAACGTGAAAAGCTCGCGGATAAGGGACACGCGATGCCCGATGGTTCCTATCCAATTGCGAATACTTCCGATCTTAGCAACGCTATCCAAGCTATAGGTCGGGCGAAGAATCCAGACGCAGTCAAGCAACACATCAAGAGACGGGCGAAAGACCTTGGCGCGACTGACTCTCTACCTGATACTTGGAAGGTGGAAGCAACAACGGGTGGACTCAAAAAAGGATTGAATGAAGTCGCCCGTCTTGCGTCTTTGATTCTGCAAATGTCGTGGCTGAAGTGGTCGGTTCAGAATGAGCAGACGTATGAAGAAGATACCGCGTCTACTCTTCCTGCTGATCTTCAATCAGACATTGAAAGTATGGCTGAGACCTTCTTGTCAATGGCGAAGGAAGAGATTGATGAACTACTCGCCCAAGTCAAGACGGATAAGTATCCGGATGAAGCTACGGGTGGTTGTTGTTCGCCCATACCTAGTTGCTGTAATTCAGTCGGACTAATTTGCGCGTCCGAGCTAACCGATCTTGAGAAGGCAGTGATTCAGGCTGTCGAGCTTGAGAAAGCCGAATTTGAAAAGGAGATTACCATCTACAAGGCGTCACAAAAAAACGGCACCGATGACGACTCAGATTTCGATGAGGCGACTGATGGAAAGGCACCCAACAATGAAGACGATGGTTATTGTGGTGTGAGTAAGCTTGTAGAAGGTTTGTACAAAGCTTCGCAGGAACCCAGTGAGGGTTTGTATCTCGCTGCAACGAACTCTATCAACCATAAACCCAAACCCAACCGCCAGTTGGCGGGGAAAGGTAACGTCCGAAATGAATCATCTTGAAAAAGCGAAGTCGGCAGCCACCCAATTGGCGCGTATGACAAAGGCGGTTGCGGATTTTCATCAAAAAACATCCGATCTTCACAATAACCACATGGCGAAAGTTTCCGCGCTTCATAAGGCACACGCGGACGACATGAGCGCAGCCATCGGGAATGTTCACAAAATTCTCGGTGACGAAAGTGGTGAGTTGAAGTCCATCGATCTTGAAGCGGGTGGAACGAAGAACCTTCAGGACTTTGGCGCGAACAAAGCGGCTGGCGCAGCCAATGATGCAGGTGCAACCAACGGTAAAGGCGCGACTGCAACCAACGGCAAGGGTGAAACCGTTGATGAAGCAAACGGAAAAGGAGAGAAGACCATGAAGGCATCAGACATCCAAGAGATGATCCAGAAGTCGGTGGAAACCTCTATGGGTTCTTTCATGGAAGAATTCGTCAAGGCACTCACTGGTGCAGACGATGAGCAGTTGGCCAATTTGAAGAAAGATCAGGGTGGCGACGGCAACGGCAACGGGGCCACTGTGGAGAAAGCGATGAATGGCGTCGGTAGTCGTGAAACGGTTGTTCGTCCAATCGTTCGGGCAGGTGGCGGCACAGTCGTGACGAAAGCAAATGACGCGACTGATGTGAAACCAGTAGCTGCGGAGCCGGTTGATGTTCAAAAAGCGTTGGGCGGTGATCAGGAAGAAGCGCTCAAGTTGATGCGCGGCGCGAAAAAATCCAATGACATTCCCCCGACTTTGATTGAACCAATGTCAAAGCTCCACTGATTCAATTTCGCGGGACGGTTAAAGTATAATCGTCCCGTCAAGTTTGAACTATAACAAAATCGGGTCAGAAAGCTTTAGTTTAGCTTGAGTCTGACGAGCCGATAAAGAGGAAAGAGAAAATGATTAACCCAGCGATATTGGATTTAATCAAAGGTCTCAGGAAAGATGCGACCACCACGGGCATCTCTACTGGCACGGGCCTTAACTTCTACAACTTGGAAGCACAAGCGAAGAATATCTATCCGGTATTCTATCCGCTCCTTGCGTCCATCCCTCGCAAAAACCCGATGTTCAATGGGCAACGGGTAGGCGGTTTGGGAATCAACTGGAAAGCAATCACTGGAATCGATTCCGGTGGCTATCCAGCCGTGTCAGAAGGAAACCGCAACTCCTATCTCAGCTTCACTGAGAAGGACTACTATGCTCCTTACAAATTTCTGGGAAAGGATGTTGAGGTATCTTTCCAAGCGCAAGCAACTGGTTTGGGATTTGATGACAATGTCGCACTTGCTCAGCTTTCCCAGTTGAACGCTCTGCTCATGGGCGAAGAGAGAATGATTCTCTTCGGTAACTCAGGCACTCCCGGAGTAGGTGGAACCTATGGATTCCTTTTGGGAACTGTAGGGACACCAGTCGCGCTCGGTGTTACTACCGTTGTCGATCAAAGAGGTGGAACCGGATTTCCAAACGCGACGAACGTTTCAGCGTTCTGTGTCGCGTTAACCGCGTGGGGTCAATATCTCGCGACTCCAACCGGAGTAAAACTTCCATTTCGCCGTGTCAACGCGGATTCTTCAACTGACGATATCAACGGTGGCACGTCAGTAGTTTCCGCCGCGTCTAACATTGTTGCTTCCAGCTCAGGCACAAGCAAACAATCCATTCAGTTCACGGTTCCCGCGATTGCTGGCGCCGTTGCCTACGCGTGGTTTGTTGACATCGTTGATGCAACAACTCCTGTAACCTCGAACTCCGTCTTCTGGGGAGTCACGGCAACACCAGTCGCGGTAATTTCAGGCGCGCCTCCGGGATCAAACCAAAAAGCAAACGCGACTGATGCAGTCACCACCAAAGGATTGTCAACGGATAATTCCTACAACAACCTCGATTTTGACGGTTTGATGACTTGGGGTTTCAGTAACGCGAATGCCGCGCAACCGTCTTATTGGAAGGACATGGGCGGAGCCGGCTTCACTGCAAACGGTGATGGCACGATCAAAGAGTTTGAAGATATCATGGACTTCTTTTGGCTCAACTACAAATTGACCTTCGACAAAATCTATGTCGGTGGCAATTTGATTTCCGCGATTTCCCGCGCCATTGTTCAGTCAAGTGGCACCAATGACCTTGCGCAGAGAATCGTGTTTGATCGCAACTCGGACGGAACCCTGTCCGGTGGCACCAAGTTAGTCGAGTACCGTTCCAAGTACTCGAACACGGGCGCGCCCAAGGTTCTTCCCGTTCTCACTCACCCGTGGATGCCCCAAGGTTGCATCTACTTTGATTTGATCAACAACCCGTATCCTGCCGCGGGCGGAACCATTCCGACTGTGCGTCAGATCATGTCCCTCGAAGACCATTTCTCCATCAAATGGCCATATCGGAAGCTCCAGCATGAGTTGGGCACCTATTGTTTCGAAACGCTTCAGCACTATATCCCGTTCGGGATTGCAGTGTTGACTGGCGCGTCGAACACAGTGAACCCGTAACCAGTTTTTCCCTCATTAGTGTGGTTCTTAGCATCATACTAATGAGGGGTTAGTGAGTAAATCTAACTTGAAAGGATTTTTGAAATGACTGACCAAGTTGAAAAACACGGTACAGGACACGGTGCGGAGCATAGTGCAGGAGCAACTGGGACTTCGGCTACTGTTACTACTCGTAAAACTACGATTAAGCAAAGAGGGGCGTCGGCGTCACCTGCGCCCGCGTCTACCACGCAACCTACCATTGAAAAAGTCGATCCAGACGTTGCCAAGGTTGGAGATGAAATTATTATTACCGGAGTCAACTTTGGCACTGAGGTTGGTTCAGTGGTAATTGGCGGAGTGATCGCAGGCGTGGTAATGAATGAAGACACTGAGCAGAGTCCTATCCAGAGCGCACCTGCCTGGAGCGACACTGAGGTGACGGTTGTCGTTCCTGAAGTCAACATACTGAAATACGCGGGGCAAGGAATGGCACGTCATCATGCCATCCTTACCACTGGTGATCCGGATACTCCGCTTACCAGTGCTCCATTTCAGTTTATTGTGGTTGCTTGATCAGGCCGGCTATTGAGAGATGCTTCTCCGGAAGCATCTCTTCATTCTTAGTTTATGTTAGTTACTTGCATAATGCCTACGGCGGACAGACGTGATCATATTTCATTCGCGCTACAGTGCTATCAAAAACAAGACTGGCAGGAAAAGGAATTGATAGTAGTGGATGACGGGATGGATGCAGTCAGAGATTTGTTTGCAGATATACCGGGGGTTACCTATTACCGTCCTGTCCTGTCTGAGTTTTATCCTAACAGGCAGTCGATAGGTACGAAGCGTAATTTAGCTAACCGTCTAGGCAAGGGTTCCATTTTCATTCATTTTGACGATGACGATTGGTCTGCTAGTGATCGTATTACAAGGCAAGTTAAAATGATGGAGTCATCCGGGAAGAGCGTGGTTGGTTTTCGTTCGCTTTTATTTTTTCATTCACGAGAAAAGCAACTCTACAGATACAGTCATCCTAGTAGCGAATATTCATGTGGTTCTAGTCTTTGCTACACGCGTGAGTTTTGGGAACAGCATAACTTCGAATGTACTAACGTGGGAGAAGACAATGCGTTTGTAGTTAAGGCGCGTTTACACAATCAGATTTATGGTGGTGATGGAGATAAGACAATGGTAGCTCGTATTCATGAAAATAATACGACTACCTATAGGCTGATGGATGGTTATTGGTGGACGCAACTACCTTTGGAAGACCTTCCGGTAGGTTTTGTTGAAGCACAATATGAAAGTTAACATCATATCGAACTTGACGAACGGTGTCGGGCTACAGAGAGACTGTGAAATGCTCGGTAAGGAATTGTCCGCTCGCGGTATGGATGTAACCAAGGTGATGTGGAACGATACCATGTGTTCCGAAGCGGATATTAATATATTTGTTGAGCTAGTTTCTCCGACTTTATTCAAGTTCGCTCGTGAACAATGGGTGATACCTAATGCTGAGTGGTGGTACTTTGACAATCAGCTTCCGAACATAGATAAGATATTCGCAAAGACTCAGGACTGTGTGAATATTTTTAGTGAGAAGCGACGGTTGGACTGGCAGAATCAATCAAGCTGTAAGTTCAGCATAGATTATCTTGGTTGGAAAGCGATAGACTTTTACGAACCTTCTATTGAACGGGAGAGAAAGTTTCTACACATAGCAGGAAAATCCCAGTTCAAGAATACAGATTCTATATTGAGTGCTTGGGAGAATATTGATGCAGAGCTAACTATTGTGTCAGAGCATTACCGTCCACAACAGTCACACGTAACTTGGCATAGAAGAGTCAGTGACGAAGATATGCTGGGATTACAGAACAGCCACTTATTTCATATCATGCCATCTGCGTATGAAGGTTACGGTCATGTGCTTCACGAAGGTTTAGGAGTGGGAGCGGTGGTGATTACTACTGATGCCGCGCCAATGAATGAATGTGCTGCTGCAATCTTTGTTCCCTATGATAGGACTAAGAACTATAATTCGGCACCTCTTTACCATGTGTCACCGAGCGCGATAATGGATTCAGTTTCGACAGCACTCAAAATGAATGATGAGCAGATCAAAGTGTTTCAAGAGTTAGCTCGAAAACAGTTTTGTGCTGACAAGGAAGAGTTTTCAAAGAATCTTGATAAGTTAGCAGGTATTTAGGTGGAACTGGTTTGGAAATGGTCGGGGACTCCGGGGGAAGACCTTAACGATGCCCTTTGCTTCGCGTGTAAAGTCCTCACCCCGAATAGTTACCTCGAAATTGGAGTAGACGGCGGCGGTTCTCTGTTGACCGTCCTACGTCATGCAAAACCGGAAAGAATCGTGTTGTGTGATATCTGGAATCCTAAGTACTGTGATCATGGTTTGTCTAATCATGAGCATATCGTCCAGCTTTTAGATTCGTTTAATGCTCACGCGACTTTCTTAGATGGAGATTCAACAGTTTTAGTTCCTAGTCTAAGCGAGGAATTCGATTTAATTACGGTAGACGGTGACCATAGTGAAAGTGTTGCGAGCACTGATTTAATTCACGCGTGGTCTCTGTTAAAACGTGGTGGCATGTTAGTGTTCGATGACGTTGGGCATCATGTTTTTCCGCAGCTTAAAAAAGTTTTCACGGATTTCTTACAGTCGCACATTGACGCTGTGTTGATAAAAGAAGCAACTTCTGATTGGAAAAATACTGCGATAGTGGTTAAGCGATGAAACTTGAACTGGGTTGTGGGAACAAACCGACTGACGGTTACACGCATCATGATAAGTGGAAGCATGATTACTTTGTGGATGTTGCGTGGGACTTACAAGCGGTTCCGTGGCCACTTGAAGACGGTTCAATCGATGAAATACTCGCGATAGATGTGTTTGAGCATCTAAAAATAGATGTCAGAGTATGGCTAGATGAGTGTTATCGATTGTTAAAGCAGGATGGCATTCTTGACATGAGACTTCCTGCTTGGGATAACCCTTACTCGTACCGTGATCCTACTCACTATCGGGTTTTCCATCCGGAGAGTTTTCTTTATTGGTGCCCGGGGAAGGAGTCAGGGACGGTGTGGCAGGACTTTGGTCGTTACTACTTTGGGGAAACCTATTCGAAGTGGTGGCGACAATTGGAAGTGAAGCGGGAGTTTGATGATCTTCGCTTTAAGCTGGTGAAGCTATGAGTGAAAAAGACATTTTGATTATTCCGACTTTCAGTCGTCCCGAGATGTTATGGGTTTGTCTTGACTACATCGCGAAATGTCCTGAAGCGAACCTTTTAGACATACGTGTTTGTGTTGACACTCACGAGAATAATTTTCGTCATCCGGATTTGCGGGATATCGCGACTGTACTTTCAAAGTTTCCTACTTTGCATGTTGATATGACCGTTCGTTCACCTCATGGTTATTACGGTAATAGCTACAATGTGTTGTCTGCTTATCGTGATGCCTATGACACTCACGCGCAATATGTCTTCATGGTTGAAGATGACATAATGGTAGCGAAGGATTTCTTTGAGTGGCACTACTCAGTTCAAAAAGAACTTCGTAACTGCTTCTGTTCTATTGGGACATTGAATCAGCGTAGTCCAATTCCTAATATTCCAGTGACGGAGAAGGGTTTCTACACAAGCTACAAAGACTACGCGTCATGGGGAGTTTGCTTCAGGCGTGAGGTATTGAGAAACATCATTAGGCACGCTCATCCGGATTATTTTTCTCACATGGAATACTACATTCGTCACCATCTATCAGGGTTCGGGTTTGACAGTGAATACTGTGAGCAGGATGGATTGATAGTTAGGGAAATGGGACGGGAAAAAGGTTTTTCCATCTATCCGACAAAAGCTCACGCGCAACACGTTGGTTGGTACGGATACCATCGTACTGCGAGTGTTCGCCCAGAGGGTAGTCTTGAAGAACGTTATCACCATGTCAAAAAAGTCGTTAGCGATCCAGTTGAACTAAAAAAGCATGTTCACGATTTCTATGACATAGAAGTTTTGCGGGTGGATTGATATGGGAATCGAATTAACTACCGTTGATGCCGTCAAGAGTTGGTTATCAGGCCAAGGTAAGTCACCTTCCGCGTCTACTGACGATGATAATATCCAAGCTTGCATAACGATGTGGAGTTGGATATTTCTTTGCAAGTCCGGTTTTACCACGGATAGTGATGTACCCGAAGATAGCCCGTTTAATACTCCAATCGAATACGATGAGGTGTATGACGGAACCGGGCACGGTATGATGTTTCTACGCAATTCGCCTATCCAAACTGTTACGTCACTTTCTATAAATGGTAGTCCGGTTACTCTGTCTTCGGGTTATGGTAGCACAGGATTCTTGATTAATACAGCAAGGACTGCGCTTGTAATCTCTGGTGGCTCTGGTGTCGCGTACTCAGGTGTTGGTGGCGGTGCTTGTTTTAATGAAGGCGTACAGAACATTCACATAGTTTATACGGCGGGTTACACTCGAACACCACCGGATATTGAACGCGCTTGTGTCAAGCAAGTTGCGCTTACATATAAGCGACGTGACTGGATAGGTTTGAAGAGCAAGACTATGTCGGGTGGTGCTGGAACTACTTCCTATCAAGATTATGAGTGTGATGCAGAAGTGGAAGGAATTCTTGGATACTACCAAAAGGTTATACCAGTTTGATAACGCTTACATTCAGTTCGAATTCGGAGCAGGTCATCGCGAGACTTCGCGAGCGTTTAGCTAGAGTACTTGTGCGAGCAGAAGAGACTATGGTTAGTGAGACGGATAGACTCGCTGCATACATAGTCACGGAGAAACTGTCCGGTCAAGTTCTGATGAGAAGATCAGGTTCACTCGCTCGTTCTGTTAAGAGACTTCCGGTTGTAAATACTGGCAACGTGATTACGGGCGGGGTTGAAGCGGGTGGTGGATTACCCTATGCCGCGGTTCAAGAATACGGGGGAAAAGGTTGGTATAGCATCTATCCAAAGGATAAAAGAGCACTTGCTTTCTTTCCCACG